TTACCCCAATACATTATTCATATAAGCTTCAAACCCTGAAATAGAATCCTTATTAATTTTGTCGCTAATATGAGAGTAAACGTTAGCAGTGATTTCTATACTCTTATGTCCTAGTCGATCTTGAATGTATTTCATACTTGCACCAGACTCTAATAAAAGAACCGCGTGGGTGTGTCGTAATGAATGTATTTCTAATTTAGGTAAATTTGCTTTCTTAAGTATGCGTGAGAATGCATTGAACAATGTTGACTTCGGTAAAAAATTTCCATCTACTCTTGAAAAGACTAAATCTAATTCATGTTCATATGCATCTTGTAAAACAAGCTTATTCGCATTTTGCCATTTTTTATGTGCCAGCAATTCATCGACTAATGTTTTAGGAATCATGATAGTACGTTTAGAAGTAAATGTTTTTGTATCTCCAAATAATTCTTCTTTTGTTTTAGCTGTAAAATCCAATGTTTTAGAAATAGTAATAGTATGTTCTTTTAAATTTATGTCTTTCCATTGTAAAGCAGCAGCTTCACCTTTACGCATACCAGTATTCAAAAGCGCTTTGAAAAAGATGTAATAAATATAGTTGTATTGATAAGAAGTCTTTAAGAAAAGGGGAATGTCTTCACTTCGCATATACTTTAGTCCTTCTCTTTCTTTGTTGTTCTTATTTGAAATAACTACTTCTTCACAAGGATTGTTTTCGATTTTTTTTAAGCTAACAGCCTTCTTCATAGCATTATTCATTGTGCCGTGGATAATTTGAACAGTTCGTTTACTGTACCCCTGATCAGTTAGGGAGTTAATGAATTTTTGATACATCATTGGTTTGAGTTCTTTTAGATTCATGTTTTGAAAGTAGGGGATGAGATGCTTTTCGATGTTACGTTCATGCAAGATAAAAGTGTTTTTCCTTACATTGTCTTGCTTAAATAATTTTAGCCAGTCTCTAAGGTAATGTTTTAAAGAAGTAGGAGTAATCTCAACTTCTAAACCGTTTAGTAATTTTTTCTCTTCTTCAGCAGCCGCAAGTTGTGCTTCTTTTTTCGTCTTGAATCCACGTTTTGATTTTTCTTTGTATTTTTGAGTAAATGGGTCTTTAAATCTTACTCGGAATTCCCAAACATCTCCGAATTTTCTGAAGCTAGCCATTATAACATTCCCTCTTTCCTTATAATTGTAAAGTGGGCAGATTACGCATCTAACCACTTCACGGGATAACCCGAAACTTCATATTTTATTTCATCATCTACTGTATAGATTTTTGTAACGATAGGTATCTTTATCATTTCTTCTTGTTTAACGATGGATTTCTTTCGTTTTTCTCGTTCAGCGTTTAAATCAATAATCAAAATGTCTCACCTCCTTTTAGTAAGGCTTATAAAATTCTAACAGTTCAATTGGAATATTATTTTTGTATGCTATACATGCTTTTGTATCACCAGGTTGAATGGTCTTTTTATCAATTAACAAAAGCGCAGCAAACGTATTTGCTTCTATCTCTAATTTATCAACTGAAAAGAATGTATTCTTACGCAGAAAAGGTGTATTTGCATGAGTGTGTAGGATTGCATGTCCTAACTCATGCGCACAAACAGTTCTTTGCATGGATGGAAACAAATGATTATTAATAACAATGAAACGATTTCTTTTTTCATATTTATAAAATCCGTTTATTTCTTCATGTAATTCCCAAGTTAGTACATTTATTTTTAAACAATCTGCAAGCTCATAGGGGTTATTCGTGTTGTATTTTGTGCAAAGTTGTTGGACTAGATCTCTTATGACGAATTTCAATGTTTTCCCTCCTAAGCTCGCATCAGTTATCGTCGGTAGTACGATATTTCTTAGGAACGTATTTTTTATTGATTACTTTAGTTTGTTTCACGATGTATTCCATTGCATCTAATAAAGATTCTACGGCTTCTTCGCTCATAGGCTCACCAGAGAACATTAATCCGTCTTCGCCTTGAAGATCTCTTTTTATTTCTTCCATTCTTTTTGCTATGTCTTTTTCATCTTTCTGTGTTAATTGCTCTTTGGGTTGGTCTGTAACAGCTCGTCCTAGTAAATAGTCAGCGGAAACTGAAAAACAATCAGCTAATTTACTTAGGACATCATGTGGAGGGAATCTTTCTTCTGATTCATAGTAGCCTATCATCCTTTGGGATACTCCGATTTTTTCAGCGAGTTGTTTTTGTGTTAAATTTTCTTTTTTTCGTAAAGATTTTATTCTAGGACCTATCATATTGTTCACCTCTCTAATTGAACTAATTGTTCACTTTAGAGAAAGTTTAGCACAAATTGTTCTTTTTTGCATTGACATAGAACAAAAAGTTCTGTAATCTGTATTTAGAACATATAGTTCTTTTTGGAGGTGACTAAATGAAAAACAAAATAAACTACCCACAAAAAAACTTATATAAAGAAATTGCAAGTTACTGTGGAGTTACTGAACGATATATTCGAATGATTGATCAAAAAGAAAGAACGCCTTCAATGGAAACGGCTAAGAAGATTGCAAAGTTTTTTGATATGAATATCGATGATATTTTTTTTAGTAACAAATCGAACTTTAAGTTCTTTCTAGCGGCTTGTTGGTCTGAGAAAAATAATAACAAGGAGGTTTCATAATGGGTGAGTTGGCTGTAATAAGTGAAAATAATGTATTAGTTTTTGAAAATGATGGACAGGTGGTAACTGATAGTTTAACAATTGCTGAAATGTTTGAGAAAGAGCATAAACATGTTGTACGTGATATTGAAGTGCAGTTAGAGAAATTAAAAGAAGCAGGAGAGCAAACTTGGGGTGAGTCCAACTTTGGGCAGACCCATTACCAACATCCTCAAAACAAACAGTGGTATAAAAAGTATCTCTTAACAGAGGATGCATTTGCAATTGTTGTAATGGCTTATGTGACATCAGAAGCAATGAAAATGAAAATAGAGTTTCTACGAGAGTTTAAAAGAATGAAAGAATATGTTCAAGGAAAAATGAAACTCCCTGGAGATACATTTGGACAAATTGAGTTGTTAGCAGCAGGAACTAGTAACTTAAATAAAAGAGTTTCTTCATTAGAACAGGTAGTTGAAAAGCAATTAACTGTAGATTATGGACAACAAAGAGTGATTGAAAAAACGAAAGCCAAACGGATTTATTTTTTATGGGAGAACGGACATGTAGATAGAGAAGTACATGATTCTACTCGCAAACTATTCGGGTTACTGGGACGTAATTTGAAAGATGCATTCAATGTGAATAGTTATCGGGACATTTTGAAGAAGGATTTTGAGGAAGCTTTGAACTTTATAAATGGCTGGAGACCAATGGTTTAAAAATAAGGAGGGAATAACCATGTTCAATGTTCAAATAGACGAAAATGTTGTGAAGGAATTATGTGTGGAAGAAATTCAAAAGAAGGTTAAAGAGTACGACGCTGAGTTAGCGTTTTGGGATACTAAAGAACTTAAAAAACGTGTATGTATGTCGTGGAATACAATTCAGGATCAGTTCTTCTTTGATCCGCGGTTCCCAAAATTCAAAGTGGGTAAGAAATGGTATTTCCCAGCAAAACAAGTACAAGCATTTCTAGTTGAATGGGCAGAAGAAAGGATGGATTAATGATGTTTACAATTGATTACAACAATGTAAAAGTATCTGATTATCTTAGACTACTAGCCCATTATAAATTACCAAATAAAAGGCAGCGTCGATTAATTGAGAATAGGTTTGTATGTCTAAATGCTCTTTTTAAAAAGGTAGGTGAATCTAGTGGGAATTGAAAATTTAGTGTTACCCGAGGATGCGGAGTTAGCGAAATCATTACGTAATAAGAAGGAGAATTACATAAAGAATCAATTTTTATTAACTCGTATTGCAAGTAAGAAAAATGTAGAGGGTAAAACCAAAGAATTCTATGAGACTTGTAAAGAGTATGAGGTATGTGGAGAAAAGGCCAAAGAGTGTGATAAGCAATTAAAGGAATTGATATTTAAAAAGAAAGAGAATGATAGAGTTCAACTTGTTGTAGAGCGTATGCGAGAGGTTGGAATTAAAGAGGATGTTATTCAAAAAGTTTTATATAAATAAAAAGAAACCCATAGCAGTGGGTTCCATTGAAAAACAAATCCAAAGTCAGTATATCACATGGGGTGATTACGTGGAAGAGCTAATAGAAAATCAATTACTACAACAGCAGGTTGAAAAGGCTGTAAGTAGCTTGAAACTTATTTCCGCACAGGAAGCAGATACCTGTAGAAAGTTAGATATAGATTATGTGATTACCATATTAACTAATAAACCGTATGGCAGTATGCCGTTTTAGGAGGATATAAAACTATGAAACTGTACGAATTAACAAGTAACTTCAATCAATTACAGCAAATGATTGAAGACGGGGCAGATCTAGAAGTAATTAACGATACACTTCAATCAATCAGTGAAGCAATTGAAGATAAAGTACAAGGTGCAGCGTTATTGATTCGTAATATTGAAGCGCAAGTTGAAGTGATTAAGGGAGAAGAGCATCGCTTGGCAGAACGTCGTAAGTCTTTTGAGAACAGCTGTAAAAATATTAAGGATTATTTATATCATCAGATGGTTGCTGTGGATAAAAGACGTGTTAAAGGTGCATTGATCACAATAGGTATTCAAAAGAATCCAGCAAGTTTAGATATTGCAGAGGATGCAATTATTCCACCAGAATACATGATTCCGCAAGATCCTAAGGTAGATAAAAAAGCGTTATTACTCGCAATTAAGAAGGGTATGAAGTGGGATGGTATTTCATTAAAACAAGGTGAGAGTGTGAGAATACGATGAGTGAAACTAAAAATTACTTTGCAGAATTAGCAGTTATTGACGTCAGTAAACATGTCGAGAAGAAGGGACGTTTTAGTTATCTGAGTTGGTCATGGGCTGTAGATCAACTTCTAAAAAAATATCCTGATGCCACATGGCAAGTTGTGAGGTTTGATGGATTACCTTATATGAAAACAGAAGTTGGGTACTTTGTAGAAGTTGAAGTAACGGTAAATAACATTACACGTTCGCAAATTCATCCTGTATTGGATAACTATAATAAGCCAATCGCAAAACCTACGTCATTTCAAATAAACACGTCGATTCAAAGGTGTCTTGCAAAAGCCATTGCACTACATGGATTGGGTTTATATATCTATTCAGGTGAAGATATTCCACAAGATGATGAACCGAAACAAGCAGCTAAGCAGCTAGATAACGTTCCAAAACAGGAGCAAGCTAGACAGGCAGAGGTTGCAAATGAACAAAGAATAAAAGCAATTCATGTGCAAATTAGAGAGTTATCGGAAGTGTATAACATGTCATTTGAAGAAACCAAAAACACTGTAAAACAGTCGTTAGGAATTCAATCTTTCAAAGGAATGACAGTACAACAAGCATCCCAGTTACAAAAAACAATAACATCGTGGTTAAACGAAGCGAAAGAAAAGCAGCAGCAAGCACAATAGGTGGGTGACTGAAATGAAAACGATAGTAAGAGATGGTTCAATGCCAATAGCTTTGAATAGGAGTTTAGGTACTCGATATTTACGTGATAAAAGGTTATCTGAATTACTTAAGCGCTGTCGTCGTTTAGAGTATGAAGGGTTTGATTACTTATTTCCTATTCGAAAGGTGTTGGAAACAGTTAAACATAGAAATGATGAAAATCCTCATCTGTTTAAAGGTTGCCTTGTGATGGATCGTGACCGTGGATTCTATTATGAAGTTGTTATGAGGAAGGTGAAGAGATGAGTAATTTATTAATACATGAAGAACCATTACTTGTTCTTCCAGGACTGGCAACGAAAATTGGATTGAATGAAGCTATATTTTTACAACAGATACACTATTGGCTAAGGCGTTCCAAGCATTTTTATGATGGAAGACCGTGGATTTATAACAGCATTCCAAAATGGCAAGAACAGTTTCCTTTTTGGGGAGAATCAACCATTAAAAGGACCATTAAAAACCTTGAAAATATCAATGTATTGGTTATTGGGAACTATAACAAGAAAAAGTTTGATAAAACGAAATGGTACTCAATAGATTATACATTTCTCCGTCAGTTAGAATCGACCGACGATGAGGTCAATTTGACCCCACGAACAGGTCAAGTTGACCCGATGGAAGAGGTCAATTTGAACCGACCAATACCAGAGAATACACAGAGAGTAACAACAGAGACTACAGCAAAAGAATATATAGTCGAGATAGTAAACTATCTCAACGACATTTGTGGTAGTAGTTATCGTTTAACATCTAAGAAAACACAAGCATTAATTAAAACTAGATTAGTAGAAGGATTCACTGTGGATAACTTTAAAACTGTGATTGATACAAAGGCTAGAGAATGGTTAAGGACGGAACAAGCAAAGTATCTAAGACCAGAAACATTATTTGGTACAAAGTTTGAAAGCTATTTACAACAAGGAAAGGTGGAAGGAAAACATGGCTCTAATAAAGGTAACAGATATAGCAAAGACCCTTTCGAAGAAGATGATCTTCCTTTCTGATACATGTGAGGTTTGTAAAAAAGAACGTAAACGTACTGTTAGATACATGAAGATAAATGATGAAGTAGTTTGCCCGGTATGTAAGTTGGCAGAAGACAATCAAAAATTAGAAGCTGAAATGAATGTATTTCGAGATGAGAAGGAACAGAGAAAACGTAAAAGTATGTTTTACGATAAGAGCTTGATTAAAGATGAAACAATTAAACTTGCTAGATTCTCAACTTTTAAATCTGACTGTGAAGAGGATGAAAAGAATTACACCTTAGCAAAACAAGCACTTGAGGATTACTTGAATGATGTGAGGTTTAATTTAATTCTAGTTGGAAAAGTGGGTGCTGGTAAAAGTCATCTTGCCTATTCAATTGCTCATGAAATGAACGAGAATAGCGCAGGAACGGTTCTTTATGTTTCTGTATCAGAACTATTTGACTATATACGTTCTACGTTCAATAGGCAATCTGAGGAATCTGAGCATAGCATTGTTAATTTACTAATCAGTGCAGATTTATTAGTTATTGATGATTTGGGTGCTGAGTTAGGTGATATGGATGCTGCTGATCCGAAGGCGACTGCATTTGTGAATCGTGTACTGTTTAAAGTCTTTGATGGAAGACAGGGAAAGAAAACAATCATTACAACAAACCTAACAGGTGAAGCTGTGATGAAAGCTTACGACGAACGTATTACGTCACGTATGTTCAACACATACAGGCATATTGAATTTAAGTATACAAGGGATAAGCGGAAAAGAAAGTTACCTTTTTAAGATGATGTAAAGGGGAGTTTTTAATGATAGAGACAATAATTGTGAAATGGTATTGCGGACATTGTGATGCACATAATCGTTTAGAAGTGCATCCAAATGGAGGATGTATGGATAAAGATTTTCATGCTTTATGCCGTAAATGTAAAGAAGCTAGTTCAATGGTATTATCAGCTACTCTTTTAGAGAAACAAAATAGGGATAAGCTTCTATGACTATTACTGTAATTCGTCCTGATGTCCATATTTCAAGCGTTAGTAGTTGGGGAATGGTATTTACACCGTCTCCGACAAACAACGCTGAATGGACATGTGAGGACTATAAAAATACAACGGGAAAACGGATTGAAGAAATGTTAAAGAAAGCGAAGGGGAAAGAATGAAAACATATACAGGGTTTGAAGCAATTGAAAGAATGAAAACAAATTGGATTAAAGAAAAAGATGGTTTTTTTGCACACACATTAAAAAAAGGTAAGCATGAGGTTTTGGGTATTAGTAGCCAACGTATTGTACCATCTGCAATCGGTATGAATTTCTTTTTTGAAAACGAATTTGTAGATTATGAGAAGCCATTGAATTTAGAGTGCGGTGAAATGTTTGTAATGGAAAGCTCAAATGGGAAATGGTACGGGATTTTAAAAGAGGAGACCCAAACTAAGTATTACTTAATCATGGGATTAAAAGTAGGGGAATATCGTTTCTATGAAAATGGCTGTTCTTTCAAAAGATATCAGGGGCGTACATTCCGAAAGGCAACGGATGAAGAGTTAGAAGAATTTGAGCGTTTCATGATGTTTTATAAGAAGGACCGTAAAATGGACGAGTTTAAATTAGGTGACATTTGTGAACGTGAAGATGTTCTATATAAAGTAGTTATTCAGACTGAGGATAACAAATTTGAGGGTGTTTTAGGTTGCGTAGCAATTAATGAAAAAGATACTCCAGTAAAATACTTTCCAGTGAAAAGTATGGAATTACAATTTTGTGTCGAGGACATGGTGGGGTAGTTTTGCATCAACACATCATAGATCAACTGATTGATAGAGGTATTTATAAATCCAAGGACGGGCTTCGGGATTTGTTCGAATGCTCGTTTGAGGAGTTAGTGGAAATGTTGGAGGGAGAAGAGTGAGCTTTAAAAAGGAAATGGCGATCATTTTAGTCAGCTGGATTTTAATCAGTGTGACTATATTCTTACTAAAATACAAACTTGGAGTGAACTTATAATGATTCAGTTACACACGATTACATCTGAAGAGAAGAAACAAAACTTTGATATTACGGAACTATTTGAAATGCAAAAAGAACTGGATAAACGAATTGGATATAAAGGAAATGACAAAATGGATATGTTATTTCGTGCGTTACTGGTGGAGATCAGTGAAGCATGGAATGAAACTCGAGCGTTTAAGATGTGGAGTACAGGATTTGGAGTTCCAAAGAATGGCCTATTGGAAGAGTTAATCGATGGTCTTCATTTTCTAATGAACATTGTAATCGAATTAGATAAATGTACATGGAGGCATGAACTTATTCCATCGTTCAGTATGCAATCAATTATGAGAAAAGATACAAGTAATGTAAATATGCTGTTTGAATGGTATATGCAAGATGTGTTGACTGCAAAAAGGGCATGGTGTCAGTACAGAGATTTAACCACAACAATGGGACATTTAAGACGAGGATTTGGCATCTTCTTTCGTATTTGTTATTTGTACGGATTTACTTATGAGGATGTTATTGATTCGTATAAGAAAAAGAATGCGGAAAACTTTGAGAGACAGGATAACGGATATTAATCAGGTTTGAATTTTATTTAGTTTCTGAACAAAATTGTTATTTTAATTGGTTCAGCCCCTTGAAGGGCGCTTCAAGGGGCTAAGATTCGAGAACTTTTCAACTCTTGTTTAAGTACACGATAACTCCTTAAGGAGAATCTATGGTATTTTAACACTCAACTAATTATTTTGACAACTATATATTGATAAAAGAAGCCCCAATTATCTGCGGGGCTTCTAAGGGTAAGTGTCAAGTAATGACGTACTCGACTAATTAACCATATCATGAATTTTTTGGTAAAAATACTGGTAAATGCGTCCAAATAGATGAGGTCATTATTTTTAACAAAAATGATATTTTGCATAAAAAATCTATCAAAGTGAGGATTAAGTTTATGAGTGATTTATTGGTACTTGGTTTAGAGGAAAATCAAGAAAAGGTTGAAAAAATAGTAAAAAAATTAGAGGAAGCTAGAACAATAGCGAGTGAACTAGCTTCAACTAAAATTTACATTCAAGATAATAGAAAGAAAGACTTAGATAGCTACATTGAAGAATTGAGGGGTGATTTTAAGAAAACTTTTCATCACGAGCCTCAAGGATACTATTTGGTAGCGGAAGGACAGAATGGACGTTGTCAGATATCTTTACCTGAAAAGAAAAGGTTTTTCTAGAAGTAACTATTTCTAGAGTGTTATTACCGATGTTTACATCGTCTATCTCATTGAAGTGAAAAAATAAATGCCCCCTTAAGGAAGTATATGGGGGTATATCTATTACAGGTTTTAACCATGTATCATTTACCGGAAATATTAACTTTTGCTCATCCCCACTGAATGATATGACGCCATTATGTATTTCTTTTCCTGCCTTTGTAGTGACGGAATATTCATCGTTGGGCTTACTATAAGAATTGAAGTTTAACTTATTGTTTAAAGTGAACTCGATAATGGAAATTGGTAGTGCACTTTCGTTGGTAATAATAACGTCTAAAATTACCCTAAAATCATTGTGCCAATATACATCAGGTGTTTTTGGATCTATCCTATCAGGTTTAAGTATGTGGGCTATCCAATTATCTCTGAGTTGTCTGCACTTAATGCTAGCTCTATTTCTCCGAAAGTTAGCAAACGTAATTATAAAAGTTGCTAAGGAGATTAAAAAGGCTGCAATCGGTATTATATTTAATTTCAAAAACTCAATTAGTTGGACTATAGATTCATTATTTATAGCAATCACCTCCTTTCATATCATTATACGATAGAGAGGAGCGTGAAACTATTAACTTGTTAGATGAAATTAGGTACAAGAGTTATAGGTGTTTACAGGATCTAAGATTGTGATCTGGATTGTAAAACATAAAAAATAAAGAATTATAAAATGAAAACTTCATTGTGCCATAAATAAAAAGGCGGTTGTTTTTGCAACCACCTTTCAGTAAAACAAAGCACTTTTTCAGAAATAAAATATGGATGATTCCTGAAAAGGTTATAGGATATAATCCCATTTTTATAATTCAAGTGACGAGCTTAATTTATAAGAAAGGATTAATTACAGTATATAAAAACTTGTCTAACAAGGTTACAAATTCATTAAGAAATGGAGAATTTAAATATGGATGTAAAGCTACTAGCACATACGCAATTATCTGAGGAGTTTGTTAAGTACTTGTCTCATATATTTGGTATTGGAGAGGGAAGGTTTGATCCTACTCATGGGCAAGTGATAGCCTTATCAGCAATCCGTACGTGCTACTCGCCAAATAAACCTAGTAGAATTGTATCTTTAGAGGGAGAGAAGTACTTCAAGGGTAAAGCAACTGATGGAAAAGGTGGAAAAGAAGTAGATCGGCTCATTAGACATATTGTAGGTTCGGGGCATACTTCAACACTGGAGCATCTAACATATACCTTTGCAGTAGAAGGAGTTAGTAGAGCATTACTTACACAGTTAACACGTCACCGTGTAGGATTCAGTTACTCAGTCCAATCTCAAAGGTATGTACGCATGGGAAGTGATGATAAGATAGGCGGGTTTGATTATGTAGTGCCTGAAACGGTTAAGGCTAAAGGAGAACAAGTAGTTAAAGCTTACAATGAGATGATGTACAAACTACAAAGTGATTATAATCTACTTAGAACATTAGGAATTCCTGCTGAGGATGCTCGTAGCGTACTTCCAAACGCAGCCACAACTAACCTAGTCTTAACGTTCAATTTAAGGGCACTATTAGATTTCCACAATAAACGTCGAAAAGGGAAAGGGGCTCAAGCAGAGATTGCAGAGTTGGCAGAACAATTAAGGCAAGAAGTTGTAAGAGTTGAAAAGTGGGTAGATGAGTTTTTCGGAAATGGAAAGTAACAGAATCTAAATAAAAATGCTTTTTTATTAGATTGGAATAGAAAGCGAGGTGGCTATATGAGTCTTAGTTTTATAGATTTATTCGCAGGAATCGGGATGTTTCGGATGGGCTTAGAAAGAGCAGGACATACATGTATCGGTTGGGTTGAATGGGACAAGTATGCTAGAACTACTTATGAAGCTATACATGATACGAAGGGAGAATGGACTGAAAATGACATCAGAAATGTTACCGGATCAAGAATACCAGCAGCAGATATTTGGTGTGCCGGGTTCCCTTGCCAAGACATTTCAAAGAACGGAAGACAAAAAGGACTGGCAGGAGAGAAGTCAGGACTCTTCAGAGAAGTTATACGGATCATTAGGGAAGCAGATGAAACTAAAAAACCCTCTCGATTACTCTTTGAAAACGTTGAGAACTTGCTACGAGTTAATAAAGGATGGGACCTATTCCGTATTCTCTCTAACTTGGATGAAGTCGGGTATGATGCAGAATGGCAAACTATCACCTCAACCGAGTGTGGAATTCCTCAGAACAGAACGAGACTTTTCATTGTTGCACATCTTAGAGGACGAGACACCAGACGAGTATTTAGTTAATCTGGATCGAGTAAAAGATTGTGTAATTGGTATCTGCGAAGGGAAAGTATTTGTTCGTGAAGCTACAAAACAGGGATACAACATTGCATACCACGGTGACACGGTTAATTTAGCTTTTCCTAAATCGAAAACGAGAAGAGGGCGTGTAGGTAAGGGAGTAGCTCAAACTCTTCTCACATCTAGGGAACAGGCCGTCTTAACGAGTGATGATAAGTTGCGTTGGCTTACTGAAAGAGAATCATGGCGCCTGCAAGGAATATCAGATGCATATTTTGAAAAGGCAGCTACAGTTACATCGAAAAGTCAATTGTATAAGCAAGCTGGTAATGGAGTAACTGTGGATGTTGTGTATGAGATAGCAAAAAGGTTATAAAAATTTTATTTTGTTTTAGTTTAAAATTAAAAAAGAGCACTTTATTAAGTGCTCTCGTGACGAGATTCATTTTGTGAAGACTACTTTATTTTATAAAGAAAGGAACGCAGAATATTATATGTATTTCCTGTCAATTGAGTGCGTTTTTGCAAACAAAGAGCAGCTAGTAAAAGCTAACTGCTCAATACAAGGAGATACAGAGAAGACTACTTTAAATGAGTGTTGGCATACAGCCTACATACAGTATTGACCGAATATTTATTTTAAATCCAATTTATTTAAAGTAAACATCCCAACAGATAAAATTGTTGCGCCTGCTGCAGAACCTAGCCAGTCTCTCCAGCTTAATGTATTTAAAGATTTATCTGTTAGATCCATAACTAAGAAGATAGCAAACATTAATACACCGAATGCTAAGCATCCCCAAAATGTTTGTAAAGATTTAATTATCTTCTTCCGGAATTTGTTCATATAAATCACCCTTACTAATACTTTGTATTTTTATAAATGAATTATTGCATGTACAAAGATTGAAAGTACAGAATATGCAATATTGCATATTGAAACTCAACAAAATAAACCTTTTAAAGAAATGGAGATTAATAAATGGGGAAGAGTCAAAGAGATAAAGGAATGAGACGTGAAAGAGAATTTGCTAGTTTGATAGGTGGTGCTCGTGTACCTCTCTCTGGTGCGATGGACGGGTACTCAAATGATGTGAAGGGTTTAGGTCTTGAATGGGAAGTGAAAGCGAGGAAAGAAGGATTCAAGACGTTATATAACTGGTTGGAGGATGAACGTGAACAGCCAGATGCATTAGCAATAAAAGCGGATAGAAAACCGTGGTTGATAGTTATGCCGTTGGATACATTTTTGAAAATGGTTAAGGAGTGAGAGTATGTTGGATATTGCCCTACCTGTTCTTAACAAAGAGCAGACAAAAAAGAATGTGCTTCAAGCTTTGAAAAAGTATCATTTGTTCTTATCAAGTATAGACAAAAGAGATATTGAACGTGTACAAGATGGTAAGGTGATCAACATGAGTAAAACGGTTTTAGAACGAATCAACTATATTCATGAAATAAGAAAAGGTGTAGGGAAGCTAGATGCTTGGGATAAGCAACTTATTGAGTTAGCTTATCTAGGGAAAGAGAAGCCTAGCTGGATAAAGATGTGTAGGATGTTGAATATGTCCCAACCGGATTATTATAGAAAGAGGAATAAGGCTTTGTGTGAGTTGGCTTACAAGCTGGGGATTGAGGTAGAACAATAGTAGTTTTTGAAACAACCACTTAAACTAGAATTTTAAAAATTAAACTTATACATTAAAATAGGTCATCTGAATAATCGGATGGCTTATTTTAAATGGAATAAACTATAATAATATAATTTACAGATGTACTGTTTTGTAATGTGCTAAATTATGGTATTATTTTGGGTATAGAAAATTATGGAGGATAGAAAATGGAGCCGATAAAGTTTATAAATGAGAGGGATAAAAAAAATTTAATAATATTTATACATGGTTTTACAGGTGATCAAGAAACGTGGGGAAATTCTGATAATGCATTTGCAGAAATGTTAAGTACAGAAGAAGTCATAGATAGAAACTTTGATATAGCCTATTTTAATTATTATACTAAATTAGTTGATGCTAATAAGACAAAAGCTACATTTGGATTATTAGGAAAAATATTTGGAAAATCAACTAATGCTACAAAGAATATTAAAATAGAAAAGTTAAGTGATTTTCTTAAATCCTCTATAGAAGTTTATTGTTCAAACTACGAAAATATAGTGTTAATTGCACACAGTATGGGGGGGCTAATATCGAAAGCATATATTTTGAAGGATTTAGAAGAACAGTTAAATCCCAAAGTAAAGCTATTTTTATCTTTAGCAGTCCCACATAATGGATCAAATTGGGCGCAAATTGGAAGTGCTTTATTAAGGAATAATCCACAAGTATTGGACTTATCTCCTCTAAGTGACTTTCTTAATACAATCAATGACGATTGGATTAAACAAAAAGAGGCTGTACCTAAAACGATATATTTTTATGGCCAGTTTGATAATATTGTAAATGAAACAAGTGCGATAGCTTATCAAGTGGATAGACAACATAAAATTGCTTGTAATAATGATCATTTTTCAATTTCAAAACCGGATTCAAAAAATAGTATTGTATATCGTGGGGTAAAACAAAAAATAGAAGAATTCATACGTGAAATACAATATGCTGAAAATATGCAACCTAGAAAATTTAATGATGATGGGGAATTAGATGATGAGCTATTTGTTTTAAAACTTTTAATTGCAGATGTGCATCAGAGATTAGTTTCAGGAGCAAAACAAAACTTTTTTAGTGCTGAATATATGAAAAAGGCTGTAATAAGTGGAGGATATAGTTTAAGTGAATTGGAAGAACTTTATGAAAATATAGAAACGCTGTATACAATAAATTTTTGGAAACTTTCAGAGGGCGGTATAGAAAGTAGTAATAAACTTATTGCGATAATTTATGATCAAATTCTTGAAAAACATAAGGATTTCTTAAAAACTTCTATCCCACTTATAAATGTGAAAAAGAAAATGGGAATGTTACATCAGATAGCCAATGATTATGATAGTGAAATTTGGTGGGCCAAAGAACATTCTATAAAGGATATTAATGAATTCAGAAGGGCTAGAGATGCAAATGGGTAATCGAATTCCGTTTATTATACCCGAGATGGATTTGAATTTTCGATTAGCTAGGTTACTAATAGTAATTGAGAAATTATCATACTCGAGTAAAGGTAATCCAATTCTTAATCTTGAAAAAACAGCGATTTTTGAATTTTTAATAAAATACCCTCACATTTTAAAGCTAGTACTTAAGACAAAACAAAGAGATGAAAATATTCAGTTTAACCAAGAATATATAGGGAGTATCGAATCTTTATTTCCAGATCGAAATGCATTAAATAATTTATCATCCGTTAGATTAATTTTAATAAAATTAATCCAATTCGATTTTATTAAGGTTGAAAAGATAAAGAAAGAATTGTATTTTGTAATAACAGATGGTGGTAAAGAATGTATTAAAGAAATTTCATCCGAATATACTGATGAAATTGGTTTGTTCTGTGAAAGATTAAAAGTTTTGAGATCTGTTAGCAACAATGAATTAAAAAAGATAATTACTCCCTTAATAGAAGGAGTGTAGAAATGAAAAATAAATCTCCAGTTTTAATTATTGAAAAATTAGTTTTGGTAGGGACAGAAAAACAATATACAGTTAACTTTGATGAAGGTATAAATATAATTTATGGTGATTCTGATACCGGTAAATCAAGTATATTAAACTTAATAGATTATTTATTAGGTGCAAAAAAAATTTATTTATATGATGAAATTGAGCAGCATGGTAGATATGGTTTATTGCAAGTGAATTTGAATGGAAAAGCTTATACTTTTAAAAGGGATATTTTTGATATTAAAAGTAATATAGAAGTTTACCCTACAGTAATTGAGGATATGGATAAAGTGTTTCCGGAAGAATATGCACCTAATTATGGGACGGAAGGACCATCTGGATATTTTTCAGATTTTCTTCTCTCTAGCCTTAATATTCCTATTATAAAGGTAAAGAAATCGCCTTCTAAAGAAAATTCTGAAATGGTGAGATTAAGTTTTAGAGATATCTTTAAATTTTGTTATTTTGACCAAGATGAGATTGGGAATAGGCACATATTAAATCAGCAAACTTACGCCGTATTTTCAAAAAATAAGGAAACATTTAAATTTTTACATAATGTTCTTGATACTCAAATAACAGAGCTGCAAAATGGGATAAGTGAGAAAGTTAAAGAAAAAAAAGATTTGAATGCTAAGTATCAGATTATCTCTTCATTTTTACGTGAAACTAAATTATTAACTGAAGAAGCTTTACAAGAAGAAAAAACTAATTTATTGGAAAGTAATTTGTTATTAGATAAAGCCATAAAGAATATAACTAGAGAAATGCGAGTGGACAACGGAGAAAGGGAAGCATTAAGAGATATTGTTGTAGGCCTAGAGCAAGAATTACATCAAATAGTAGAAGAAAAGACTTATAAAGAAGCACAGTTGAATCAGAATATTAGACTTAGAAAAGATTACAATAATGATATAAATAAATTACAATTATCTTTAAAAATCAAAGACAGTCTTCACTTGAAAAACACTCAGAATGTAGAGTGTCCACTGTGTAACAATTTTATCGATGAAATCGAATTGAAAGAAGAGTTTATAGAAACAAATGAAGAGTTATTAAAGAGAGAGATTAGTAGTATAAGGAATAGGTTGAAAGGTTTAAATAACATAAATGAAGACCTTAGAGAAGAGATTTACTTTTTAGAAGAGAAAATAGAGAAATTAAAAAGAGATTTGCAGCAAGCTAGTAAAATGCTAGATATCAGTTCTAAAGAATTTGTATCTCCTTTTATAAAACAGAGAGATATATATATTTCGGAGTTATCTTCAGTAAATGAAAGATTAAATAAAATTGAGTATTTCTTAAAAATAAGAAATCAATTAAAAGAGTTAAATGAGAAAGAAGAGTTATTGAGAGAACAAATAAGAAAATTAAATGAAAAATTAGATAAGCTTAAAGAAAATATGCCTTCGATTGAGTCAGTATTAGATAAAATTAGCTTGTATATTAAAGAGTTTTTGGAGTTTATTCCAATAAGGAATGCATATGGAATAGGTATTAGTGACAAAAAGTTTTTACCTGTTGTAAGAGGTAGGGAATATAGTGATTTGACATCAGGTGGGCTTAGGACACTTACATCTATAGGTTATATTGTTAGTCTTTTAAAAAATAGTCTTCTTACTGATACACACTATCCAAGTCTAATAATGCTTGATACCGTCGGTAAATATTTAGGAAAGACTAAAAAAGATGAAAAAGATACAAATGTTAATGAAGATAAAAAAGAACAATTAGATGATCCCTCAAAGTATATAAATATCTATAAGTTTTTAGATGAAATGTCAATTTCTTTTATAAACAAACAAATTAAGCATCAAATTATTATTGTAGATAATGATTTCCCAAATGAACTAAAAGAAAAATATATGAAATATGTAGTAAAAAGGTTTAGTGTAGAAGAAGAAGATGGGTTTGAACGAGGATTTATTAATAATGCTACTCCAAGATAGAGTGTAGAAAAGAGCTGTTATATATACAGCTTTTTTTTTATAAAAATGGGAATTTTGGAATGTTAGTTTATTTTTAAGTGCAGATATTGAAGAGAAGAAAAAAGAATTATGTGAGAAATTTCAAGCTTATAATCAATCAGAGTGAGCCATCTGTAAAAATAGGTGGCTTCTTTTTGAATTAACTGTAGAAATATTTTTAAGGAGAGAATGAAATCATGGGACAAGTGGTGAGAGAACTATATTCCCCAAGTAAGCAATATAAAGTTGAAATAATAAAACGAAAAGATGGTTTGTATACAACAGAAGTTTATAGATGGATGGAAGATTGCGGATATGAGTTTTGGAGCTCTATTAATCAAGGGTTTTCTTTGATAGATAGTGAAGATCATGCACAAAAGATAGCTATTGAACAACTGAGAGTGTATTCCAAGGAAGTTTATTAAAGGAATAGATAATTTTTATTTTGATAAAAAATAGATAAAAAATATTATGAATTTCCCTGTATTATAAAAGTGTCATAAGAACTGCCACGGAAATGGTACTGTATGTCGTTTCTTGATTTATCTAAATTTCTCGGGTTAGGGCAATTAATTATAGTTTACTCACGAATAAACGTAAGTAAGGGTCCGACCAACGGGGGAGAGGGTTACACCTCTCTTTGAGCCGAGGATGTTCCTTCCGAATGTCCAATTGCTAATCATACTTTCCTCGGTTCAAAGAGGCGTGGGGCACCTCAACACTTTATTTCTCTCTTGAACTTTACCAAACTAATTAGAAGCATCAGCTACACTTACAGATTTGTGTCTATGAGGAACGGTTTTCCGTTTCTCTGACTGTATAAGTGGAATACACTTGTGTAGTGAGAGAAGCGTAGAAATTAAATATGAAAGTAATAAAAGAACACTGTTATGTAGAGAAGTACAGTCTATATACGGTGTTCTTTTTTGTTTATAAGGAGGGATAGATTATGCAGGATTTGATTAAGCAATATAACACGACTTTAAGGCAATTAAGAGAAGCACAGAAGGACGCTAAAGAGGAAGATGTAAAGATTCTAACTGATATGATAAGCGACATTACTTATTCCTTAGAATGGATGAAAAAGGCGAGAAGGCCGGGAAATCGTAGAGGGGTTGAAAGGTTAGCTGCGTATCAGAGAGAAAGAGCATGTGATCCGTTACTGATGCAAAGGTATTTTCGTAGCATGGATGATAATTTATATGAGTGGGACAATCATCAACAAGAACATGCAGTTGGTGAATGGGATAAGATTAGGTTAGAAGATGCGTTATCGTTGTTAACTGAGCGGGAGAAAGAAGTATACCTTATGTCTCGAGGATATTGTTTAACATACAGGGAGATTGCTAGATACCTAGACATTACATGTAGTACGGTGCAATCTATGATAGAACGTGCTGAAAAGAAAATAGCTAGACAGGTAAATGAGAGCCTCTTCTGCAATTGCGGATGAGGTTTTTATTTTTTGTGGTATTTATTAAAGTAAATGGTTATCTTTGAGAAATTAAGGTAAAATATAGTTTGTGAATTGTACGGCATATTTGTTTCGTTAAGGAAGTGAAAATATGATTAAGAATGCAATTAATTTTATTTTATCCGAGGTAGGTATACCGGTGCTCAATCATCCTGATATTAATAAGGAGATTAAGAATAAGGTAAGAAGTACCATGGACAGAATTAATACTTTTAAGAAAATAGGAGATTTGAAAATTTATATGGATAGATTTTCAGATTCCCCTGAAGAAGGAAAAGACTTAGTTTATACAGCTCTTAGGAGTAGAGGATTGAAAACGTATGAAGATATATACCCTGTATTTAAAGAGAAGTTTTACCATTATTTAAATGACGTAACAGTACTAAATGATTTTGTTATTGGGAAGACATATAGATCGTGGGATATTTCTAATTTTGCTAGAGACTATGATAATAGAAAAGGCATCTATTTAATAGGAAAATCTCCTAAATTAAGCGCTATTTTTATTAAAGTTACTTTAGAAAATGGGAAATATGCAAATGAGTGGTTAGTAGAAAAAGAAGTTTTGAAATATTATTTTAAAAATAGAGACAATAAATTCAAATTAGAGTACCAAGATAACTCTGCTATTTATAGTACTAAAGACACAAATGTACCAATCTATGTATTTATTAAAGAAGACACGAAATGTGTATTACATGGTGTATTCAAATACGTAAGACATGTTGAAGAAGAAGACGGATCTAGGTGGTTTGAATTGAGAAAGATTGACCATTATAGAACCTTACATAACCTTACTAATAATGAATATGAGAGCGATTTAGAAATAAGAGTGGAGAAATCTCGAAACATTGATAGTTCTAACCGTAAGAATCGATTAGAACAAGCGAAAAAAATACCAGAAGTGGTTGAAGTGGTTACTACTCAATATAAACGAAATCCAGATGTGATTGCTGAAATACTAGAGAGAGCTAATGGATATTGTGAAGAATGTGGACAAGAAGCGCCTTTTAAACGTGCTAAGGATGGTACACCATATTTAGAGGTGCATCATGTAGTACCGCTTTCTGAAGGTGGAGAGGACACTGTGGAAAATGTAACAGCGCTATGTCCTAATTGTCATAGGAAAGCTCATTTTGGCTAAGCTTGAAGAAGGATAATTTTTAGTAAAATAAATCCTAAAGTGAAGATATTCAAGAATCTATACTTTAGGATTAAAAACTATAATTGTGTGATTTTTGAAAATACATCTCGATATGCAATTGTTAGGAATTCAAACAATATTGAAAAGAGTAGAGAGCTAATAGCTAGAACAACAAGAAGAACAATTATTCTTGGGATGGTTTCTTCAACATGCCTCCATACAAATTGTAAAATTAGAAATGCAAGGTAAATTATCATTAAAGAAAATACAAAGAATAGGCAAATCAAAAAAACGGAAAATAGAAGGTTTGGAGCGTATTGTAAGTATATTAGAGAAGGAATACTAAAGGCTCCTATTATCGTCAGAATACTACTTATGATGCTTAATTTATCAACAGCAGTTCCATCTCTAAATTCTGTTTTTAATTTTTTAAAGAAATTCATAAATAAAAATCCTTTCTATATTTATCTTAATATATGATTTTAAAATTATTTATAAATAATGTAAATGCTTTTTAATATATTTTATATATAAATGTAGATGATTAATATAGTGTTAGAAGAATTATATGATAAGAAAAAGGAGTTTATCATGAAAGTAACAAGAGATTTAGATAATAATATTTGGTTTGGGAAAATACTGAGCATTGTAATCAGTATGGGGATATTAATTCTAGTGTACCTGTTGAATGTAGGTTATCATAAGTACCTTTGGGGTTATATAGGTTCTTTTTTACTTTTGAGCGGGATTCTTTCTTGCGGTTGGGCTTTTCTTTTTCATTATTGGATATTTAAACAAGTCTTTCAAAATTATAATTTTAACAAAGAAATAAAAATGAAAAAAATCAAAGTGTATATTAAGGAATATGCATATTATGAGATGGTTAGAAAAGGAAAAAAGAATAAAAGTAAAAAAGAGACACTAGTTAGAAATATTAAATACGGTATTTTAAATGCTTTTTCACCGGATTATTTCTTTGCACGAGTTTTTAAATATTCACTAGAAAATAATAATAGTTATAATCAAGAATGTCTAAATAGAAAATTTTATAGAGCGAAAAGAGGGTGCGAAGGGATACAGGGAGAAAAAAAGCTCCATCTATATTTAAATGAAAAAATTAAATGTGAATATAATGTGAAAGAAGATAGATATGATTGCGAAAAACATCAAGAAAAAAAGAGGTTACAAAAATTTGTAATATATTCAAATTGGGTAAATGTATTTTCTATTTGTATTTTGTTTATATTGAGTATGATTTTGGATTGGTCTTTAAACAGTGATGATACAAACAAACTAATCAAATTTGCATTTATATTTGTAACAGTACGTTTAATGTCAAGAGCTATTGAAGTGGCAATAGCTTTTTATAGTGATGTGGTAAGAACTAAAATGACCCGTGATTTATCTATTGGAGAACGATCTACAAATCTAAAAAGAGGGCATAGAATTTCTTTAGTTGTACACACATATTTTGAGTTTGTTATATTATTTTCAATTTTATATTTTTTAGAACCAATATGGATAAATGGTAATGCTCTTGCAGGATTACGAAATTACATAGATTTTGTTCTATATAGTGCATCAGTATCTGCTTTTAATATTTCGTTTGATACAACAAGTTTGACTACCCTAGGGAAAATAATACATACTTTACAAGTGTTTTTATGTATAAATCTTATAGTATTATCAATAGCAACCTATTTAGGCTTCCAAGATAAGATGAATAGTTTTGAAAAGGCTGATTGGAGAAAAGAAAATCAAGATTAATTCAGTAAAACGTCCGTATTTCGGAAATTTAAAATATATGAATTACTTTTTTTCTATTTGGATAATTTGAAGTCGCATGTTAGAAAAGCATTCCTGTTAGGATGCTTTTTTATTTTGATTTCTAGTAGTGATTATATTAATTATTTGGATAATAGTGTATTTAAAGTGGGTAAAACTGTTTACTTAGGTTAATAGAAATGATATAATAAATATAGAAAGAACGAAAGGGGGGAAACAAATTGGCAAAGTTAGCACTGATACTAGGAATGATACTTACAGCACTAACAATCATTGAAAAAGTCCTAGTCATCCACGAAAAAGTAAAAAAGCTCAAAACCAAACGAAAACGCCCAGCCAGACGTAAACGCAAATGATTTTGAGCGGAAGAGAGAAGCGCACCTTCTCTCTTCTATACACATTATAACAACTTGCCAATTTGTAAACAATATGAAGAAAACAAGTAATTCATCGAACATCTTAATTATTTTCGTTACACTGTTTTACTTTGCGTATTTTCGAGATTCAGTTGAAACAAGTATTTTTAAAACGATTTTGGATATTGTGTTAATTATTCTTTTAGTCCTTTATATAATAAATACGTCATTGCGACTCTATGGGATTTTTAAAGAAAAAAGAGGTGAATAGAGTGTACAAGTTTGAAGATAAAGAGCAACTGCTTTCTTTTTTACATGATGAGGTATTAACGGCACCAGAGGTAATGGATATTTTAGGGATTAGTAAAGCACGAATTAGTAAAATGATTAAAGATGGTAAACTTGTGCCATTTAAGAAAATGGAACGAGTAAGTTTGTTTCTACGTGAAGATATTGAAGAGAAGAAAAAAGAACTAGAAGCATTGAGGAGTAAATATCGTCCTTATGACGAATGATTTAAAAATATGTTGTTCTTGGGGGAATAGGGTATGAAATTTGTTGCATTTCCAGTAAAGATGGGGGATTCTTTTTTATTAAAAGACGAGGACTTTAGTTTGTTAGTAGATGGTGGAGATGGTGGAACCAAAATAATAAATTACATTACAGAGTATACTAGCTATTTGGATGTGATTTTATGCACGCATTATGATAAAGATCATATACAAGGTTTATTAGATCTCTTAGAGTATGTGTTTTATAAAAAAATCTTCATAGCAAGATTTTATAGGCGAAATAGAATATTTCATAAAAAACTGTGGGAGGATTTATTTTTTATAGGAATTGGGGAGATTTGGTTACCTGATATCTTTGGAAGAATTCAATATTTTGAAGAAATAAAAAAGGATAAGGATAATTATGTTAGAGATGAAGGCAAAGAATCTGTAAAGAAAGATAATAGAGAGAATGAAAATGCTGGGAAGATAAGTGTTTCAATGGAAGGAGATACAATTTACATTAAAGGAAGAAATGGAGAGGTTTATACAGCTGGTAAGGAAGATTTTGACATGTCTATTAAGATAATTTGTAGGTTAGTAAATTATTGTTATATTCTGAGGGAGTATTTTCCTTTGGATATTCGATGGTTTTCTTATACTGGTCAATATGAAGAAAAAGAGTATGGTCCTAACCTCTATGCTTTGAATTGCAAAGAGGTTTGTAGAGATACTAGATTGTATAAATCTAAGGATGAACTAGTATTTGATTATCTTACTAGAATTAATACAGAGAGTTTAAGTTTTAGATACAATAAAGCTGGAGGGGCAGGATTATTACCGAATGTGTTGTTCACGGCAGACTCTAGTTTTGCATTTTTCAGGGATGAACCAAACGAAGAAGAAAAAGAAATTGTATTGATAAATAATGGAATTTCAATTGTAACTACACCACATCATGGTTCTGCTAACCCTGAACATAAAAATGTATATAAGATTTTAAAAGGAAAAGATTTTATTTTTGTTCGAAGTAGTGAAAGACATAATAGTAGACCTGTTGAATATTATAAGCAACATGATAAATCGAAAAGATTTTGTGTTCGTTGTGGTCCTAGGAAGTCTAGTTATGATGAACAAAAGGTTTGTTTAGAATTTGAAAATGGAAAGTGGCATCCGGGTCCGAATGTAAAAAGTTGTACATGTGGAGAAAATATATTTAAAGAATTAGGTGCTAAACATTCAGAGGAGCTAGTTTCTTTCTTGCAAGAGGAATTATTGACACCGATAGAAGTAGGGGAAATGTTAGGGCTTAGTAAACCTAAAATATACAAAATGATAAATGAGAACAAACTTGTACCTTTTAAAACGATAGGGAATACTAAAATATTCTTACGCCATTATATTGAGATGAAGAAAAAGGAGTTAGAGAATTTATAATAGAGTATAAGGATGACGTGATAAGTAGGAGATTCTTATTTTGTCGTATGAAGGCATTGATTTAGATAGAATTTTATATCAAGTGGGCTATATAAAAATTCATTTATCGTATTGAGCTTTGTTTGGTTTTTAGTACAAGGTAACCGTCCAATATTGAACGGTTATTTCTTTTTTGTGTAAAGAAAAAAGAGATGAAAGTAACTCATCTCTTTTAGATATTTTTATTTTCGGTAACACCTAAATGTTTCTTTAATGCATCTTGTAATACTTGAGAGTAGTTTACATTATTAGCTTTTCCCATTTTATCAAGCCAATGAGGAATAGTTAATGTTTTCTTTACTGCTTTATTTTCAATTTCACTACGGAATGGTGGCATCCATACTTCCATTAAGCCAATAACTTGATTGTCTTTAGTTTGGATAGAAGTTGGATTAGATGCGGGCGGAATAGTGCCTTTATTTTCTTCTATTCCATATAGATGAGTTGCTAATGTCTTTTTAGCCATTTCAAAAGCATCCTCATAGTTAGTACCATTAGCATGACAATCTGCTAAATCAGGAAATGTAACAGTAACCTGCTCATTAGAAAAATCAAAAATAGATGGGTAGATGTAGCGATCTTGGTAATTGCTCATTTGCTTTTCCTCCTGCTAAATATAGTGTAATGGATTTACTTCTTCAATTTCTTGATAATCGAAATGGTGAAGACCAGAATCCATAAAATAATAACTATTAGGTAGATAGTGTCTAACATTTGTAAATTAGAAAAGTCGGTAACAATAAAGAAACGAATTGTTAAAAACAAACAAATAGTATTTAAAATCAATGAAGTTTTTGACATATAGATATGGGAGATGATAATATTTTTTTGAGAAACCCAACCAGTTGGTTGAGTTTCCCAATGGGTTACTTGCGTTTTCTTCGCTTAGGTTTTCTGCTTGGTCGGCTGGAACCTTTGCGTTGAGGACGCTTATTTTTTTCTTCTTTGCTTTCTTTGAGAAGTATGTAAATCGCTAAGATGAAAGAAGAAATCCCGCTTACTTTGTCTAAAATATCTAGAATGTCCATCTCCCTTATTCCCTCCTTTCTATACTCTTATTATAACACGTATTATAATACGTATCAATGGTTTTTGATATTTATTAGCAATTTTTAGTATTAAATATATTAATTGTATGGATATTTTTCATTGAATGAATCCTAAAACAGTAATATAATGATTTATAGATTTAAAGGAGGTATAGTGCAGTGGATGTAAAAAATAATAAGGTTGGAAAATATCTTGATGGGAAAATAAGAGAATATTTCAATGTTAATTACAAACAACTAACTGTTACACAATGCTCGGAATTTATTAACGAGCTAAAAGATAGACATACAAAAGAAGACTTAGAGTCAATGAGTGTTATTTTGGAAGGGGAAATAGAACAAAGTAAGTTATTTGGTCCAACTCAAACATTCTACAACTCTTTTATTACAATTCTAGTGGGTACCTTTATAGCGCTATTTACTTGTTTTTCTGGTTTTTCTTTAAATGCTGCAATGCTTTTTCTTAAAGGAGACGAGATAAGCGATATAAACCAAAAGGCAGATAGTTTAGCATTTACATTTAATACAGTCTTTGCAAGTGGAGCGATTGTTTTCTTAATATTAATGGTCGTACTCGGTTTTGTAGGAATTGCTGTACAGAATTATAGAAATAATTTTGGAAGGTTTCATTTTTATAAGCAAATTATTGATAAGTGTATTGAAAAAAAGGAAACTGAGGAAAAAGAAAAAGAGGAACAAGAAAGAGCAAATAAAAATAAATTAGCTTCTAGTAGAAAAGGCTCATCGAGATATCGTTAATATAATTAAAAAGTAAAAATAAAAAACTTTAAACCATATAGTTTTTGTCGTACAAAAGCCACGTATATATAGATGTAACTTTATACAAATTAAGTTATGTAAAACTTCATTTACCGTATTGGGTTGCGTATAACTTTATATAAAGGATAACCGTTCAATATTGAGCGGTTATTTGTTTTGAGGTGGATGCATGGCAAAAGAATTTGCAAAGAGGTTTTATAAATCCACAGCATGGAAGAAGTGTAGGGATTCGTATTTTAAATTTAAATATGGATTGTGTGAGCGATGTAAGGGGAGTGGGAAAATTGTTCACCACAAGGATTACATAACACCAGAGAATATAAATAATCCAGAGATTACATTAAGCTTTCATAACTTAGAACTTTTATGTCAGGATTGCCACAACCGTGAACATCATGAGAAGAATAGTCCAGTTGTTGAAGGAGTAATGTTTGATGAGAATGGGGATTTAATAAAAAAAGAATAAAAATCAAAATAAAAAGTGAACGCTGATATTTCCAAAGAAATAAAAGCCCCCCCATTTCAAAATCTTTTTCGAGTTCTCGAAGGACCGATGAGATACCTTCAAAAAATAAATTGGTCATTTCACGTGACCCCCTACCCAAAATGCATAAGAGATGAGGTGTTATTTATGGCAATAAAGAAGGAATTAACAAAAGAAGAACGGGTTAATAAAGAGATAACGAGACTTAAACGAATATATAAAGAAATGCCAAAAGATACCCTCTTGGTAGTAGAGGGATTAATTGTGGAAGCGGCAGATTTACGTGTTCGATTAGAAGATATTCGAAAAGACCTCGATGAGAATGGTTATGATGAAATGTTTTCACAATCAGAGAATCAAGAGCCGTATGAGAGGGAACGTCCGCAAGCTCGACGATATATAGCAATGAACAAAAACTATCAAAGCATTATGAAGCAATTAGGTGATTATGTTCCTAAGCCGGATCTAAAGAAGAAAGAAGAAACCGACGATGGATTTGAAAAGTTTGTGCAGAATCGATGAGAAAACAATATCCACTATCGCATAATCCTATAGCAGATTATTACAATAAAATTGAATCCGGTGAAATTGTAGTAGGTGACAAAGTTAAACGTATTTATAAGAAACTCGTTAGTGATGTTTATAATAATGATTCTGAGTATGAATATGACTCTAATCGAGCTAATCATGTTATTGAATTCATCGAAAGTTATTGTAAGCATAGTAAAGCAAAATGGGCTGGAAAACCAATTGACCTAGAACTTTGGCAACAGGCTTTCTTAGCGGCTACTTTTGGTTTTGTTCATAAAATTGATGGTACTAGAAAATATCGGGAAGCATTTTTAGTAGTTGCACGTAAAAATGGTAAGTCTACGCTTTCGTCTGGGATATGTTTATATCTACAGGTAGCAGATGGTGAAGGTGGTTCTGAGGTATATGCGGTAGCAACTAAAGAACAACAAGCTAAAATCGTTTGGTCAGAATCAAAAAGAATGGTTAAAAAGTCACCGGCTTTGTCCAAAAGAATAAAAACTTTAGTCAAAGAATTAACGGCAGATTTTAATGATAGTGTATTTAAACCAGTCGGTAGTGATAGTGATACATTAGATGGTCTAAATGTTCACGGAGCCTCCCTTGATGAAATACATGCGTGGAAGGACAAGAATTTATATGACGTAATTGTCGATGGCACGTCAGCACGTGAACAGCCATTGATTCTTATGATTACAACAGCTGGGACAGTAAGAGAATCTGTTTATGATATGAAGTATGACGAAGCAGAAATGTTACTGAATGGATTAGAAGATAAAGATGGTTATACAGATGACCGTTTTTTACCTGTTATTTATGAACTTGATAAAAGAGAGGAGTGGGCTGACAAAACCAAATGGGCTAAAGCAAATCCGGGTTTAGGTACCATAAAGAAAATAGATAACTTAGAAACGAAAGTAAATAAAGCTAAGGCTAATTCTCTTTTAGTGAGCAATTTATTGACGAAAGACTTTAATATTCGTGAAACATCATCAGAAGCATGGTTAACATTTGAACAATTGAATAACTCAGCTACTTATAATATCAAAGAATTGAAACCTTCCTATGGAATTGGTGGTTGCGATTTATCTTCAACTACCGATTTAACAGCAGCGAAGGTTATTTTTATGGTCCCAGAAGACCCACATATTTATGTGAAGCAGATGTATTGGCTTCCGGAAGATTTATTAGAACAGCGAAGTAAAGAAGATAAAATCCCATATAATTTATGGCACGAGCAAGGAATATTAAGAACAACACCGGGAAATTCCGTTCATTATAAATTTGTCACGAAATGGTTCTTAGAAATACGAGATGAATGTGGTATTTATCTACCTTGGATTGGCTATGATAGATGGTCAGCTAAGTATTGGGTTGAGGAGATGGAAGGATATTTTGGCAAAGAATCTATGGTTCCTATCGCACAAGGTAAACAGACCCTTTCTAGTCCAATGAAACTTTTAGGAGCTGATTTGGAATCTAAGTTAGTCAACTATAACAACAATGCAATTGACAAGTGGTGCCTTTCCAATACAGCTATAGCTATTGATAATAATTTAAATATACAACCAAATAAAACAAAGAACCAAAGACGTCGTATTGATGGCACAGCAGCACTTTTAAATGCATATGTAGTTCTTCAAGAAAAACGAAATGACTACCTCAACATGATATAAGAAGGAGGTGAGAATTTGGGGTTATTTGATAAGATATTTGGAAAGAAACAGGCTCCTACTACAACTCGTTTTGAAATGATAAACGATAATGGTGGAGGCTTTTTTGCGTGGAATGGGGACATCTATCAAAGTGACATTATACGAGCTTGTATACGTCCTAAAGCAAAAGCAGTCGGTAAGCTGATAGCAAAGCATATACGAGATAACTCTACTGAATTTAAGGTAAATCCAGATTCCTATATGAGATTTTTACTGGAAGAGCCTAATCCATTGATGACAGGACAAATGTTTCAAGAGAAGATGGCTGTTCAATTAGAGTTGAATCATAATGCATTCGCTTATATTAAGCGTGATGATTTTGGTTATCCTACTGAGATTTATCCCATTCCATGTACAACAGTTGAAGTTGTAGAAGGGGCACAGGGAGACATCTTTTTAAAGTTTTATTTTAAAAATGGTAAGCAGATGACGATTCCGTATACAGATATCATTCATTTGCGCAAAGACTTTAATGATAATGACTTTTTCGGAGAACACCCAGGTAATGCATTAGCACAATTAATGGAGATTGTTACAACCACTGATCAGGGGATTGTTAAAGCAATAAAAAATAGTGCTGTAGTAAAGTGGATTCTTAAGTTTAAGTCAGTATTAAAACAAGAAGATATTGATAGTCAGGTCAAAAACTTTGTGAATAACTATTTAAATATCTCAAATGATGGTGGAGCAGCTTCTTCTGATCCGCGATATGATTTAGAACAAGTAAAACCTGAAGCATTCGTACCAGATTCAAAGCAAATGCAAGAAACAGTTCAACGTATCTATAATTTCTTTAATACAAATGAAAATATAATTCAAAGTAAATATAACGAAGATGAGTGGAATGCATACTACGAGTCAGAAATAGAGGTTTTTGCGATGCAGCTTGCTGGTGAATATACCAGGAAGCTTTTTTCGCGTCGAGAAAGGGGATTTGGTAACAAGATTATCTTTGAATCCTCTTCTCTTCAATACGCTTCAATGAGTACAAAGATGAATCTTGTTCAGATGGTAGACAGAGGCTCGTTAACGCCAAATGAATGGAGGGCAATTCTTTCACTTGGTCCAATTGAAGGTGGAGACAAACCAATCAGAAGATTGGATACAGCCTTGGTCAAGGAAGGAAATGTTGCAGGTGAAGGAGGTGATGACAATGAACAAGACGGAAAAGAGGGAACTACTGAGTAGCGCTCTTGAAATTAGGGAATTAGAAAATGGCCTTCGAACAATTTCTGGTTATGCAGTTAAATGGGAAATGAAATCTGTAACAATGGGCTATTGGCAACGATTTAAAGAGCAGTTTAAAAAGGGAGCCTTCACAGAGTCCTTGACTCAAGAAGATCAATTGGCTTTATGGAGTCACGACACATCACAAGTCTTAGGGAGAACTAAAAATGGTACTCTTCGTTTATTTGAAGATGAGATTGGACTAAGGTTTGAACTAGACTTAGCTAATACAACACTCGGAAATGACACATACGAGACAATTAAACGCGGTGATGTAGACGGTGTTTCTTTTGGCTTCCAAATGGTCAAAGAAGAATGGGATGAATTAGATCCGGACAATGTAGTTCGTAGTGTAACAAAAGCTAAGTTACTAGAGATTAGTCCAGTAGCGTTCCCGGCTTATCCTGATTCGCAAGTTTCAGCTAGAAGTCATGACCCATATAAACAATTTGTGAAGGAACGCAATCAAAAAGAATTACGTGAAAAACTAATTTTAAAAACATATTTATAAGGGAGAGATTCATTTGAAAACATTACAAGAAATTTTAACTAGGAAATCAGAAATTCGCTCAACGTTACAAAGCGATAAGGAAGTAGATTTAGTAGCATTAGAAACAGAACTAAGAGATCTTGAAGAAACACAAAAACAAATTGAAACACGACAAAGATTATTAAAAGAAGCAGAGGAGATTAATAATAATCAAATGCCTGAAATGCGTACAGTTGAAACATTTAACAATGAACCTCAGAAACAAGATGTAGAATTAGAGACTTCTGAAAAACGTGGACAAGCTCTAATGGAAAACCGTGCCGTTACAGTTGGAAGTGGTAATGTAGTTTTACATAAGCATAGTGCAACGGATATCCGCCCTACTTTCAATGAAGTATCTACATTAATTGATCGTGTATCTACAAAAACATTAAAGGGTGGAGAGAGCTACCAACAACCATACCTCGAAAGCTATGGTGAAGGTGATTATAAAACTGAAGGTACTGATTACGCTAATGTCGAGACAAAGTTTGGATATGCAGACATCACAAAAACAAAGGTTACAGCTTATTCAGAAGACACAGAAGAGCTTCAGAAGTTACCAGCAGCTGATTACGATGGTGAAGTCATGAAAGGTATCACTGTAGCCACTCGTAAAAAGTTAACTCGTGAAATTTTAATTGGTACAGGTGCAACTAATCGACTTGTTGGTATTTTTTCAACAGCAGCTAAAGCGATTGATCCAGCAACAGATTTAGAAATCTCAAAAATTGATGATGCCACTCTAGATGACATTATCTATAGCTATGGTGGAGATGAAGATGTTGAAGATGCGGCTGTTTTAATTCTGAATAAGAAGGATTTAAAATCATTCGCTAAACTTCGTACTTCTGATGGTAAAAAAGTGTACAACGTTGTTTCCCAAGGGAATTCTGGAACAATTGATGGCGTACCATTCATCATCAATAGTGCTTGTAAAGCAGTATCTGATGCAGCGACTACAACTGGTCAATACAATATGGCCTATGGTCCATTATCAAACTACCAACTTACTATCTTCTCTGATATGGATGTGCAACGTTCAACTGACTTCTTATTCAAGCAGGGTATGATCGCTCATAGAGGCTCAGTATTTGCTGGCGGTAACGTAATTTCTAAAAATGGATTCTTACGAGTGAAGAAAGCGGCTACTGTATAATAGTCGCTTTTCTTTATGGTATAAGGAGGTTTAACAGTGAGTGGGAAACCATTGAATAAATATGTTGTAAAAAGAGCTTTTCGAGATAAATTCACTTTCATTCATTATAGTGTTGCAAATTCATATGAATCAAATGATGCAGAACGTGTAATGTATCTACAAGATGAAGGTTTCTTGAATAAAGAACGAATTATAGATAAACAAGAAGACTCAAAAGGACCAGTTCATGTTGGAGGAGGATATTACGAACTTCCAAATGGTGAAAAGATTAAAGGTAAAGATGCCGCTTTGGAAGCTTTAAAACAGCTAGCGCAAGTTGGTGAATGAGTATGATGCTTGATGTTGTGAAGAAAGCGGTACGTGTCTCACATAATGCTCTTGATGATGAACTTGAAGATCTAATTGAAGCATCTCGATATGATTTGAAGTTATCTGGTGTTTCTCATCTCAAGGCAAATGATGATACTGATCCTCTAATTAAAAGAGCAATTATTACGTATGTAAAAGCTAATTTTATTTCAGACGCAAAAGAGGCAGAACGTTTTTTAGCATCTTATAACATGCTTAAGAATCATCTAACTTTAGCGGGTGACTACAAATGAATGATATTTTACTATTCCCAGTAATAACAATTACTAAAGATGAATTAGGACAAGTTGAGGAAAATGAAGTATTTAGTAGACAGATATTTTGTAAGAAAAAATCAGTTCCTCAATCAGAATTTTTTCAAGCCGGACAAAGTAATATCAAGGCCAGTCATATATTGATTGTCCATGTCTGGGATTACCAGGATGAAAGAAAAGTGAAGTATCGAGATAAAGAATATAGCATTTACCGCACGTATGAAAGAGATGATGAAAAAATCGAACTTTATTGTGAGGTGAAAACTGGTGTCTAATATTGATACTCTTGCAAGTGATATTGCTAGGGAATTACAAAGATACACTAATCTAGTAGAAGAAGATATAGAGGATGCTAAAGAAAAGGTTGCGACCAATCTTGTAAATGAATTAAAACAAAAAAGTCCTAATAAAACAGGGAAGTATAGTAAAGGCTGGCGTAAGAAAAAGGATGGTAATGCAGTTATTGTTCATAATGCTTTAAAGCCACAACTTACACACTTATTAGAGAAAGGTCATGCGAAGGCAAGTGGCGGACGTGTTCCAGCTCAAGTTCATATTGCTCCGGCTGAAGAACATGCGATTAATGACTTTGTTGAGCGTGTCGAAAGGGCGATAGGGCAATGACATTAGGTGAATTCAAAAAAATCCTTGATGCTACAGGTAATCCTGTGGCTTATTCGCATTTCACCGAAACGCCAGGTAATCCTGTGCCAACACCGCCTTATATTTGTTACTTTGTAGATGGTTCTCCTAATATGCCAGCTGATAACAAAGTCTATCACAAAATAAATGATGTAACTATTGAGCTTTATACAATTAAAAAAGATTTAATTGCTGAATCCAAATTAGAACAAGTCCTAGATGATCATGATATTCCTTATGAATCGTTTGGGACTTTTATTGAATCTGAAAAATTGTATCAAAAAATATATGAAACGAGGTTGTTATAAATGAATAAGGAAAATAAAGTTACTTTCGGTTTAAAGAACGTTTATTATGCGCTCTATGAGATTCTAGATGGAGTCGTAAAGTTTAAAACCCCAATCCCAATTCCAGGCGCAGTTGAATTAACATTAGATCCACGTGGAGACTTAATTGAATTCTATGCTGATGACATGCTTTATTATTCAGCAAGTAATAACCAGGGTTATGACGGGACATTGAGCATTGCTACTATCCCAGAACAATTTGCTGTAGATGTATTGGGTGAAGAGTTAGATGCGGAAGATGGCGTACTAAATGAATTGGCTGATGCGAAAGGAAAACAATTTGCATTGCTATTTGAATTTGATGGAGACGAAAAAGCAACTCGTCACGTTCTGTTTAACAACTCAGCAAGTCGCCCTACAGTTGCATCTAAAACAAAAACAAGTTCTGCTGAACCAAATACCAACGAACTTAAATTTGTATCTAGTCCAATAGATATTAACGGAAAACGTATGGTTAAAACAAAAACTACATCTAAAACAACAACAGCGGTTTATGATGATTGGTATAAAAAAGTATATACAAAAACTACATTATCAAAAGGGGCGTAATTCTAGATGGAAAAGACAATAACAATAGACGGAAAACAGGTCCGATTAAAAAGCACAGCAGCAACAGTTAAAAAGTATAAAGCGCAATTTAGACGTGATTTATTTGCAGATATGTTTGGATTAGGAATCATTTCACCAATCACACCTCAAAATGGCTCACAGCCTACTATTGATTTAGCAAATGCTGATTTAAGTAAAGTAGATTTTGAAGTTATTTATGATTTAGTTTGGTTATATGCAAAAACAGCAAACCCCGAAATCGCTGATCCGATTACATGGTTAGATGGATTTGATGAATTCCCTATTTCTGAAATTATTCCAGAAATCATGGATCTGATTCAAAGTACGATGGGGGCAAAAAAAAAATAAAGAAAAATAATGAAGAGCAAGGGAATTTCAGTGATGAAGAATTATCCACTGATACTTTCCTTGCTCTTTGTTATAAAGCGAAATTATCACATGGTGATTTAGAAGAACTGACTATTGGTGATTGTTTTGATTATATTGCTGAATTCGCTGAAATGGAGAATCCAGATAAAGAAAAAGCTCGTAAAGCAAATCAAAAAGACTTCGATTCGTTCTAAGAAAGAGGTGAGATGATGGCAGGAGGAAGAATTAAAGGAATAACAGTTGAAATTGGTGGTGAAACCACAGGTCTTCAAAATGCTTTGAAAGATGTTAATAAGCGGAGTAATGATGTAGCTAAAGAGTTAAAGGATATTGAGCGCCTTTTAAAATTTGATCCTGGGAATATTGAGGCGCTTTCTCAAAAACAAAAATTACTTACACAACAAATTGAAAATACAACGCAAAAGTTAGATAAATTGAAGGCGGCGGAACAACAAGTCCAAGCTCAATTTCAAAACGGTAAAATTTCTGAAGAACAATATCGTGCGTTTAGGCGTGAAATTGAATTTACACAAGGCTCACTTGATGGGTTGAAAAATAAGCTTGGAAACATGAAAGCTGAGCAAGAAAGTGTAGCAAGCTCCACTAGGCAATTAGAAACCTTATTTAGTGCTACAGGAAAAAGTGTTGATGACTTTGCAGGAGCATTAGGTAATCGTCTTGTAAATGCAATTAAAAGTGGATCGGCTACAAGTCGCCAGTTAGAACAGGCAATTGGTTTTATTGGTCGTGAAGCTTTAGGAGCAGAAACAGATATTGAAAAATTACAACGTGCGCTTCGCTCTGTGGATGCTGGAAACTCCATACAACAAGTACGAAATGAGTTAAGAGATTTACAACAAGAAGCTGGAAGGACAGAGGAAAAGTTTGAAGGATTACAAGTAGGGTTAGAAAATGTCATAGGTGGTATAGCAGCCGGTGGCGGTATTGCAAGTGCAGTTGAGCAAGCAATGGACATGTCTAAATTAAAAACAAAGATTGATATCACTTTTGATGTTCCGGAGTCTTCGAAAAAATCAGTAGAAGAAGCTGTAAGGGGTGTAACTACTTATGGTGTGGATGCAGAAGAAGCCTTAGAGGGTGTTCGAAAACAGTGGGCATTGAATAAAGATGCTTCTGATGAAACGAATGCGGCTGTAGTTAAAGGAGCGGCAACTATAGCTTCAAGTTATGCAGGGATTGATTTTAATGAGCTTATACAGGAAGCGAATGAGATTGGTGCAACATTAGGGATTACTAATGAAGAGGCTTTAGGATTAGTTAATACTTTATTAAAAACAGGTTTTCCACCAGAACAATTAGACATTATTGCTGAATATGGTGACCAAATGGTTCAAGCTGGTTTTACAGCTAAAGAAGTTCAAGGAATTATGTCAGCAGGTGTAGACACGAAAAGTTGGAATATAGACAACCTATTGGATAAAAAATTGTCCCTATGAGTGGAGACATTCATAGCAAACTCCTCTAATTCGGTGAAACTCTCACATAAGAGACAATACCGAGCCAAGCCAATAAATAGGAAGTGTGTAACGACTAGTCGAAAGACGTAGGGTGTAAGCCAATGACATCCGAAATGGGGAGCATCTTATATAAAGATGATGATATAGTCTGGTCTGTATAGTGATATACAGAAGTTCATAAGAGAACTGACAGGATGTTGCGAATCCTGTTGAACATATCGGGTGTTAAAGAAGGTCGTATCAAAATGGCTGAGTTTGGTGCTGGTGTAGATAAGTCCATGCAAGCGGTTCTAGATAAAACAAAGATTTCAGCCGATCAGTTTGAAAAATGGGGACAGGCAATTGCTGGCGGTGGTGAAAATGGACAAAAAGCGATGCTTGAAGCAACCAAGGCTTTAGCTGGTGTTGAAAATGCGACAGACAGAAATGCGCTTGGCACGAAGATGTTCGGAACCCTTTGGGAAGACCAAGGAAAGAAAATTATTAATACGATTCTAAAGGCAGAAGGTAAGCAAGTTGATTTGAAAAAAGGTGTAGAAGATTTACATGGAGCAACTTCTAAAATAGATGCAAGTCCAGCTGTTAAATTTCAAAAAGCTATGGAAGATTTAAAGATGGCTCTTGAACCAGTTTTATTAGTGGTAGCAGATCTTATTTCTAAATTTGCAGAATGGGTTTCTGACAATCCGGAATTAGCAGCAACATTAGCAGCAATTGCAGTAGCTATCGGGGTTATTTCTGGTGCGATTATGGCGCTTGCTCCTATAGTCGTGGCGGTCATGAGCTTGTTTGGTATCGGAGCAGGAATAGCCGCCGCGCTTGTTGCTGCAATTCCTATTATTATAGGGGTTATAGCAGCTCTAGGCATTGCGATTTATAAAAATTGGGACGATATCAAAAAATGGACCATGGAGGTATGGAATTCAATTACAGAATTTCTAACAGGAATTTGGGACGGCATATCCCAATGGGCAACAGAAACATGGGAAAGTATTAGTGAATCTACAGCTTCTGTATGGAATTCAATTAAAGAGTTTTTAGTAGAACTATGGAATGGGATAACGGAGTCCTTATCTGAAACTTGGAATTCGATTGTTGAAATTACTACGGAAACATGGAATTCAATTGTTGAGTATTTGACTGGTATTTGGGATGGGGTAGTTGAAACATTATCAGAAGTTTGGAATAGTATCAGCCAAACCACTTCCGAAGTGTGGACAGCGATTAGTGAGTTTTTCATTAGCACCTGGAATGGATTAGTTGCCTTTCTAACTCCTATTTTACAAGGCATTGCTGATTTCTTCTCTATGATTTGGAATGGTATTTCCACAGTTATTCAAACGGTATGGAATTTCATTACGCAATACTTACAGGCGGTTTGGACAGCTATTTTATACTTTGCTACTCCAATATTTGAATCAATAAAGAGTTTTATTGTTTCTGTGTGGGATGCTATTAGTTTAGCTGCAACAACAGTGTGGAATGCTATAGTTGCTTTTCTTCAAGCTTGTTGGAATGGCATTGTTTCGATTGCGACAGCTGTCTTTGAAACACTTAGAAATTGGATTGTGAATGTATGGGATGTTATTAGTTCCACCACAATGACGGTGTGGAATACATTGAAGAATTTCTTGCAAGCATGCTGGAATGGATTAGTCGCTATCGTAACACCAATTTTTGATGCAATAAAAAACTGGATTGTGAATGCCTGGAATACGATTAGTTCCACTACTAGCGCTGTATGGAATACGATTAAAGGTTTCCTTTCTAGTTTATGGAATTCAATTGTTTCCACAGCAAGTTCTGTATTTAATAACATCAAAGAAGCTATTTCAACTATATGGAATATGATTAGTAGTACAAGTAGTAGTATTTGGAATGGTATTAAATCAACACTCTCAAACATTTGGGAAGGTATAAAGTCAACCGCATCTTCTGTATGGAATGGACTGAAAGATGCAATTATGACTCCTGTTCGTTGGGTAACAAGTGCTGTTAGTGGAGCTTTTGAGGGCATGAAGTCCGCAGTATTAGGTGTTTGGGATGGTATTAAAAGTGGTATTCGAACAGCTATCAATGGAATTATTCGTATCATAAATAAGTTCATAGACGGTTTTAACACGCCAGCAGAATTATTAAACAATATACCAGGTGTTAGTGCACCAACTATTCCTCATGTACCGATGCTTGCTAAAGGTGGAAGACCTGTAGGTGATGGTTCATTTATCACAGGAGAAGCCGGACCAGAGTTATTTACGAAGAAGGGTAATTCAATCACAGTTACACCTTTATCATCGAAAGAAAAATCACTCGGTATTACTGGGACTATGAATCAATTAATGGGTGATATGAGTCGTATGATGGCTAGTTCTATGAGCCAATTATCGGGTTTAAAGTCTGTTATGAGTGGTGTGTATGGAAGTATGTCAAATAGCAAACAGGCTATGACAAGTAGTGTATCAAATCAAGTAATTAATAACTCACTTGGATCATCTGGTGGCGGAGCAATTCCGATGCTTGGTGGTGATTTGGTTGTTGAAGTTCCTGTTGTTATAGAGGGGCGAGATGTGGCGCGTGGTACGTATCGATATACAACCGAGTACCAAGAAAGAGAAAAACAAAGAGACTCAGCCTTTTAGGTTTGGGTTTCTTTTATTTTATAAAGAAATGGGGTGTTAAAGTGAGTTCTTTTACATTTAACAATGAACGTAAAAAATATGTCCAAATTGAAAAAGGATGGAAAAGACCTACTTGGGCACCGTTGAAACGAAATTTTCTCAACGTTCCAGGATATCCAGGCGCAAGATTGTTAAATACACAAACAGAAATGCGCGTTTTATCTATTCCAGTAGGAATTATAGTGCCTGATGGATCTAACTTAGAAAAGCTGAAAGAGGAAATTGCAAGTTGGCTAATAACTGATCAACCAACAGAGCTTATTTTTGACGTAGAACCAAACAGAACGTATTTAGCAATTGTGGATGATAGCTTTGATCCAGATGAATTTGTAACACTTGGAATAGGAACAATCAAATTCATTTGTCCAATGCCTTATAAATTAGGACCAATTCGAAATGCAAAAGCAAAACTAGAACCAAATAATATTATTAAAATGGATGTTTTGAATGAAGGAAGTGTATTTTCAGAACCAAAATTCAAGATACAGGTAGAGAATCCTTCCACATTCATCGATATTATAAATAAAAATGGAAATCAACATTTTCGTATAGGATATCCAGTTAAGATAGATGAAACGCCAATAAGTCGGTATGAATTGGTTATGCATGATAAAGCGAATTCTCTAGTGGGTTGGACGGAAGTGGGAAAAGATTTTGTTTCAGATTATGGAATCGTAGCAGGGAAAATGATAGCGGATGGCGCACGTATCATGCCATCTGATTATGGGCAAGGTCAATTCTGGCATGGACCAGCAGTGAAAAGAAGTATTACGGGTGGACCACTACAAGACTTCACGCTTGATGCAATAGTTGAATGCCGAAACTTAAACCCTGCAACTATGGGACGTGTAGAACTGTATTTATTAGATGAAAGCAGCGTTGTAGTCGGAAAAGTAGGTATGTTTGATGCATATAGAAATTCTAGCGAGAATTTTGGTGAAGTTATGGCGGGAAATGGTGACTACAATCACCTGATTATAGCGGAAACTGGTTATTATCGTACAACTTGGAATGATTTTTACGGCCGTCTACACATTGCGCGAGTAGGGAACTATTGGCAAGGTGATATTGCTTTGCTTGATGAAAAAGGAAATTACCATACAGAAAAATTCGCACAATGGTGGGATACGGGCAATAGCTTTATGAAAAAGGTAGCTCAAATTGTTGTGCATATATGTTCGTTTAATGATGCACCAGCATTAATTGCAGCTGTGCATGATATTAAAGTGCAAAAGGTAAACAGCAATACAGAACGTCAAATACCTTATATTGTTCAAAAAGGAGATCTTGTAGAAATTGATTCATCGGATGCAAGTATTCGTATTAACGGAGCGGATGCGATAAATATAAAGGATTTTATGAGTGACTATATACGTATTGAAAAAGGAAAGAATGAAATCGAAATATCTCCAAACAACATTGGACAGGTAGATGTCACGCATAGGGAGCGTTACAGATGAGTAAAGCAAATAATCTATTACATATTGTGGATTTTAAAACAGAACAAATCATAGGTGTTATCAAAGAACAGGATTATTGGGATGATTTACGCCAATGGGACCTTAAAGATAATAAAGATAAATTTGAGTTCACAACAGCTGATGGTACAAAGATAGCGGCATCACTTATACAACAGAACCTTGTCGTTAAACAAACTCGTGACGGTACTTTTGTTTCATACATTATTACAGAAGTAGAACAGGATACAACAGGTCGTCCGAAAAAGATTTACGCACTTGGTGAACATACAAAACTAAAGAAAGAAACTGTAATTAAACCACAAACTTTGCAAGCTACTACAGTCAATGAATCTATGGACTTTGCTTTACAAGGTACAGAATGGAAACGTGGGATTACGGAGTATGTTGGTATACGTACCATTAACATTAAAGATTTCACAAATCCGCTTGATCTCTTAAAGCAAATCGCATCTACGTTTGAACTTGAAATTCGTTTTAAAACAGAAATACTAGGATCTTTTATTGTCGGTCGTTATGTAGATTTAGTAAAAAAGGTTGGCCGTGACAATGGGAAAGAGTTTTTACTAGGAAAAGATGTACAAGGCATCCGGCGTATGGAGAATAGTCAAGATGTAGTAACCGCTCTTGTAGGTGTCGGCCCACAAAATAGTGAAACCGGTGAATTTCTCACATTTGAAGAAATAAACGATGGAAAACTTTATGTAGGAAATAATGATGCTCTACAACGTTGGTCAAAAGATGGCAAGCATTTATTCGATATTTATTCACCACAAACAGAAGATCAAGATATGACGAAGCAACGACTCAAACAATTAACAGAAGCAGAATTAAAGAAGCGAATTGGTAGTTCTACTTCATATGAAGTAAATGCAGTAGCACTTGAAGAAGTATTTGGTTTATCTCATGAAGCGGTTCGTAAAGGAGATACGGTACGAATAAAAGATATCGGGTTTAGTCCACCACTTTTCTTAGAAGCTAGATTAATAGCAGCTGATGAATGTGACACTGATCCATCAAAAGATAAATATATCTTTGGTGACTATCGTGAAATTGCAGATACACGAAGCCTGATCGATAGGTTATACGCACAAATCATGGGTAGCTTATCAAATAAAGCATCTAAAGAATTACTAGATATGTTAGATAAAAAGCTTCAAGAAAACGTAAAAGAAACAGAAGTCATTCGAAAAGAATCGGAAGCAGCGAAGAAAATTGCTGAACAAGTGGCTGAAAACTTGAAAAATAATACCGTTGATATTATTGAAGGCGTAAATCCACCAATAGCAAACTTAAAGGATAGAAAAACGTTGTGGCAAGATATCAGCAAAGGTAAGCCTGGTATTCTGAAATTGTGGAAGGATGGTAAATGGGATCCTGTTGTTCCTGATGTGGAATCCGTTAAGAAAGAAACATTGGAACAGGTAAGCAAAGATATTGAGGCTACAAAAAGCGAATTAAATGAAAAGGTTCAAAGTGTGGAAGGTAAAGCGCAAGAAATAGTTAAGCAAATAGTTAATGTTCAAAAACAAGTTAATGACAAAGTAGATCAAACATGGATTAATACCCAATTAAAAGATAAAGCAGATAAAGCCGGTGTTTATACGAAAGATGAAATTAAAGATGGGTTTATTGGGAAACAAATCTACGAAACTGATAAGCAGGGGAATATTCAGAAGTTCAAGGACGTTAATACATCTATTGGGCAAACTAATGAAGCTCTTACACAGAAAGCGGAGAAGTCAGAGTTAAAGAAAACAAGTGAAGGTTTATCACAGTTGGAGCAGAAAACGAATGATATTAAGGTAACCGCTGATGGTTCAAAAAACACTCTTACTGAGCTTAAGGCGATAGTTGAAAATACGGAAATTGGTGTCCGAAATCTATTACTAGAAACAGCTACTAAATCGCATTCGGTGAAGAATGGGGAAAACAAGCCACATACCTATTTTGATGTAGCGAAGGATGCAGCCACTTTAATGCAAGGGAAGACTCTTGCCATGAGTTTCCTTTTTACAGGTAAAGTTACTGCATGGGGTACAACGAATAAATGGATTGGTTTCGAAGTGAAGATTACTTTCACAGACAATACTTTTCATTATCCAAGTTGCCGCGTAGAAAACCGCCTAACAATAGGTAAACAGTATAACCAGGAAAGGTTCACAGCAAGTGCTGTAGTAATGGATAAGCCTATTAAAGAAATCACAGTTTACGCTTTAGCACGTGATTTCACTGGGGACACGTTAATTGAAAAGGCTAAATTAGAAATTGGCACAGTACCGACTGCATGGACACCAGCACCCGAAGATCAAGTAACAACAACTGATTTCACTAAAAAAACAGTAGATATCGAATCTACCATTAAAGGCATAAGTTCTTCTGTATCAGATATACAAAACGCACAAGGAAAGCTTACAGAACGTGTTACTAAATCAGAGCAAACTGCAGACGGATTTAAAACTTCTATTGAATCACTAACTAAAAAAGATACTGATATCAGCAATAAATTAAATACAGTCGAGCAAACGGTGGAAGGTACAAAAAAGACAATATCTGATGTGCAACAAACAACAAATGGTCTAAGTAAAACAACAACTGAAATTAAAGAAGAAGCTGGGAATATCTCAACAAAGTTAGAACAGGTTGAAGCTCGTACTGTAGGTGGTGAAAACTGGCTAATCAATACAGGTCCAAACGAAAGACCTCAAACAATCGGGATGATCGGTGGCGCGGTATTAAATAAAGTCACATCATTTGTTCAACCTGGCGAATACGTAGCGATTGAATGTCAAGATCATACAGACGCCTTTTATCAATTCCATCTAGATAACACTAAGATAGGAGACTTTGAAAAAGGGAAAGATATAACAATATCTTTAGACCTTCAAAATGATGTTCTTTTAGATTTTATTTTATTCCAATACATCAACGGATCGTGGAGTGAGTCAGTACAAAAGCCTGTGCCAGCTAAAGACTGGCGTCGTGAGTCATGGACGTTTAAAATCGATGTTCGTGCTACTGGATGGGGATTTAGAATTCGTTTTTCTAGAAATGAAGCATCTAAAGGGAAAAGGTTCCGTTTCAAGAAAGCAAAACTCGAAAAAGGATCTGTTCCAACTGACTTCAGTAAGTCAACATATGAACTGGAGCAAAGTGTGGATGGAATCAAAGAAACAGTAACAAAAGTAGACAATAATCAAAGTGGATTTGATAAGCGTGTAACAGCAGTAGAAAAAACGGCTGATGGTGTTTCTCAAAACGTTGGCAAGTTACTAGAAACACAAACGGCACAAGGTAAACAGATTTCCGACGCGCAATCTACAATCAAACAACATTCTGATGCACTGGATCTGACTGTGAAGATGAAAGATGTTGAGAACTATGTAGGCGGTCTTGGATCTATTAATGAGATTCGTGACGCTGGTTTCACTCAAGGGAATAAATACTGGGGGTGGGCTACTGGGCACTCTATAGATCCTAACCTAAAGTATAAAGGATACAATTCGTTTTCTATGAACACTACAGGACAAACCCAGGATGTATGGTGGGGTGCTTTTAGTCAATTTATAGATTGTTCTCCTAATGAAGATATTGTTACTTCTGCTTACTTTAACACTGATGGAAAAGTTCCAATTGATAATGGTGTATTTATCGAGTTGGAATTTTGGCAATCAAATAAAACAACCCGAATTTCAACTGCTAGAGAAAGAGTTCAAATCATTAACAATACTTGGGTCAGAGCTATTTGTACAGCTAAAGCTCCGGCAGGAACTGGATTTGTAAGGTTTCGACCATACGTACAAAGAAATGGTAGAGCCTGGTTCTGTATGCCTATGTTACAGCGAGGTAAAGTAGCTACAGAATTTTGGTTGCATCCGAAAGATCAAACTGATGCTGATAAAATGATTGAAGATATCGCTAATAGAGTAGTTACTAAGGATTACGATAAAAAAACAACTGAATTAGAGCGCCTTATTTCCGCAAATGCGGAGGGAATTAAACTTGCTGCAGTAAAAACCGAAGTATATACAAAACAACAGGCTGACGGAAGATATGCGGATAAAGCGTATGTAGAAAAACAAGAGGGACGTATTGAGGTAACTGAAAAAGCGATTACTAGTACCGTCCAAAAAGGCGATATTATCTCGGCTATTAACCAGACAGCCGAAAAGATTTCTATTAGTGTTTCAAAGTTAGATATAAATGCAGATACAGTTGTGAAATGGCTAACAGCAAAAGGAATTGATGCTGATGTTATTAAAATCAGTGGTGATAAAGTAACAATTGATAAGAATGGTATTACAGCAAAAATGGCTGACTTCTTTTTTGAAGATGAGCGTGGGCAGAAATTTTCAGTAACACCAAGGAAGAATCTCATTCCAGATCATGACTTTTCACACATTTCTTTTAAGAATTTTAATAATTATTTTTTGAAGATTGAATACAGTCCTACATGGACAATTATGTCTAATCCATATATTGAGAAACCAGTGGTTAACAATTATGAGCCAATGGTTAATCCGTTGCGGATAGATTTGTCGAATTGGATTCGTTTTACATTATTTGATGGAGTAAAACCAGGTAAGAAATACACATTGTCGGCTCATTTCAGAGCAACTACCAATGATAATCGTGTAAACATTACAAACAAGCCAATCATGAGAGCGGTATTCGGTAAATATAATGGTGACACTCCCGTGGAGCTTGGACGAGCATCAAAAACTTACGATGCACCAAGCATTCAAACTGGGAAAATAGTAAGATACGCTTTAACCTTCACTGTGCCGAGTAACTATGTAGAAGGAAATGGTTATGTTTATATTGATTTATTTGGCGAGGGTCTCATAAATAATATGCAAGCAATTGCTGTATCAGGTGTTCAGTTGGTGGAAGGTGACGTTCCTTCCGTTTATAACTGGGATACAACACATGGAGAACTCGTAAACGGAACACTGCCTTTTTCTACAATTGCACTTGGTACAAAAGATAATGTTATTTACCACAATCATGTGAACAAATGGAATTATATGAATGCGCCACTTGAAATCATAAGCAATGGCGAAATGATGGCACTCGTTGGAGATGATCGTGCGGGACTCAGTTTTTATCCCCGTGGCGGTGGAGAACGTAGAAGTTACATCGGTCACATTTACAACAATGAAAATAGATTCCGAATTGAATCAAAAGATCCTGTTGCAACGACACAATCAATTGAATGTAATGGGATTAACGTATGTGGTGGATACTTTGGTGCTAATGCAGGTTCTATTCATTATACAAATGGTAGCTTAGGTTTAGGATGGTATTTCCATGATGGCAGATGGAATTATGTTGATTTCACAAATATGATTTCTAGAATATAGAGAGGAAGATGAGTATGAATCCAGATAAGTTTATGCGTCCAATGCCACCTAATGAACAGTCACCATTCTTAGGTAGAGTAGTTGATTTGAAGAAAGATGAAAATCAGGTCACAGTTAGCATTCCAAACGATATGCTAGAATTTTGCGGTATCAAGGAAGATACAAAAGTTGAAGTTTGGGGTCTTCCTGATGGTACGCTGAGTATGCGCATTGCTACTGCATGTGATTTATGTAATAAGGGTGGTAGAGTTTACGAGATTGAGCTTTTCGGTAAAGTAAGTCTTATATGTGCCGACGATTATGTAAAGCTAACCGGAAAGAGCCCAGGGGCTTCTGATGAAGTGATAATTGAACATGTTGAAGAAGTAGAAAATAGAATTGTAGAAGAAGCTTTATCAGCGGATCAGTATTAATTCAATACATGTAAATAAGTAGGGCAGCCTTGAGCTGTTTTTAATTTTGAATAAAATACGGTTTTTATAATAAAGAGGAGCGATTTCGCTGCTCTTTATATTTTGAAATGAGGTGGTCAAAGTGGAAGGGTTACAAGAAGTAAGAAGTGATGTTCATGAAATAAAACAAGATATCAAGGAAATTCGTTTGGAAATTAAAAGCTTAGAAATGCGAACAACGGGTAACGAAAAAGACATTATTAATATCACTAAACAGTTAGATAAGATTGGTGCCAATACTACCTGGATATTACGACTTATTGTAGGTGGACTTGTTGGGGCGGCTCTCACTTTCTTAATGAAAGGAGGTGGTATGTAATGTTTGAAATTACAGTAATGATTGGCATTGTAGTGGGCCTTTCACAAATTGGCAAAACAATTGGATTACAAACAAAATATGTTCCGTTATTGAATGTAACGCTTGGCATTGCGCTAGGCGTTTTATTTTTGGGCGGAGATATAAAAACAAATGTATTTCAAGGAATCATCATTGGACTTTCAGCAAGCGGACTATTTAATCACACAAAAATTATGAAAAAGGATGTTGATGAAAAATGAAAAAGACAATGAAACATATTACCTCGTTACTTATGATTCTAGTACTTGCTGGTTCTTTTGCTACAAGTGCTTTTGCTGATAGAACACTTATTATCCCTGATTTACCGAAACAACCATACCGTAACGGTGTAGGTGCTTATGAGGGCGTTGTAGCTCATTCTACAGCTACCCCAGAAGCCCCAGCTATTAATATTCAAAAATATGAGTCTCGTACATGGCGTTCAGCGTTTGTTCACTACGCAGTTGATTGGGATGAAAAGATTCAAATTGCATCTACTAAATATCGTGCATGGGGTGCAGGTCCAGCAGCGAATGCTAGATTTGTTCATATTGAATTGTGTGAGACAAGCAATCCGGTGAAATTCAAACGTTCTTACGAACGATATGTAGAGTTAATTGGGGAAATCTTGCGTGAACAAAATATTCACCCTTCTAAAGGGTTATGGACACATAAGGATATTACTTATAAATTAGGTGGCACAGACCATGAAGACCCACTTGATTATCTTCGTAGTCATGGTGTATCAGAGGCTAAATTCCGAGCAGATGTGTTAAAGGCTTATAACGGGAACTCTGTTACAGTGGATGCTAAACCACAAAAACCAAATGAAGTACCTGGTACAGTAGAGGTGAATGGGGTTGCGTATATTGAGGGGTACAATGTAAATCTCCGTTCTGGACCATCAACAGATAATAGTGTTATTCGTAAATTACAAAAAGGAGAGGCTTATAAAGTATGGGGTAAATTAGGGAACTGGTTAAATCTTGGTGGTAACCAATGGATTTATTATGACTCCTCATACATCAGTTATAATGGTACGGATGCTTCTATTATAGTTGGTAAAAGGGTTATTTCCAAAGTAGACAATTTACGTTTCTATGAATCTCCATCTTGGCAGAATAAAGATGTCGCTGGTGTAGTAGATAAAGGGTTGGGGTTCATTATAAGCTCAAAGGTCACAGTGAATGGTTCATCGCAATATAAAGTAAAGAATAGTAAAGGGAAAACATATTATATAACTGCAAGTGAACTATATGTATATATGAAGTAATGAAAAAAAGGAAGTTAATAACGTAATTACGATTATATAAAATAAATTTAAAATGTTTATTTTGTACTCAAATCAACTGTATACATCCAGTTGATTTGAGTACAATTTAATTAAAAATGTATTGTCGATTCCGCCATCCTTAAGATGCAGAAGATAATTCGTATTCCATAATAAATCTTTTTACGTATGTTTCAAAACATAAAGGAAGTTGAACATAGTTAGATAAAATATTAAACAATGTATTATCTTTCGTTTCTATGTCACAGCCATAATTTCTATCTGCCAAAATTCTTTTATTAGCTCTAGATTTACCTAAGTTTAAATCTTTAATTAGTTCTTTTATATAAGAAATAAAGAAATAAAGTTGATACTTTCCTTTATAAGTATTTCGAGCATTTTCAATTGAGAATTTATCTAGCTTCATTCTTTCTATGTCTTCTTGTCTTAAAAAATTATATGTATCTCTGATCAATTTAAATTCATCATGTACATTTACTTTAAGCAAAGTAACTTCAATAAGATCTTTTACATCTTCATCATTAATACTAGGTAAAGGAATATCTGTATAAGAAGCATATGAATTATCATTTTCATTTTGTCGAGATTCAAATATTTTTTTTGTGTAATAAAGACAAATATTTAAATCTTGAATAAAAGTATGAAATTCCTGCTCTCTAATTAAAAAATTTCCAAGTATGTCATCAATAATTTTTGGATTAGTAATTTGAGCTGTCAATTCAATGAAATCCTTTAGTACATCTGGAGTTGCATATAAATTTTCTACTGAGTATACTGGTAATTCATAAATTTTATCGTGATTTAAGGGTTCATCAAAATCACGATCCACAATAAACATAATTTTGTTCAAGTTATAGCCTTGTTGCTTTTCGCATCTATTAAATACTTCAAGTACGTTATCTTTTCCGCCTACTTCATATATTTTTATATCTTTTCTCAAGATACTTTTTATTTTAGGTAAATAGCAAATTCTATCTTCATTTCCTTCACAAATACAATAAAATTGACTACCTAAATTATCATATTCGTGTAAAAATGCAAATTCTTTTACAAATCCCTCTGTTTTTTTGTTGAAGAAATCACCTGCAAATTCATCCATCAATATAATTCCCCTTTCTTTGAATAGTAGACCCAAAGGAAAGGGTATACTGTTTTAGTGCTTCAGGAATAATGAAAGGTGAGTGGGTTACAGCTGTCATAAAGTTACATTTGTTTGTTTTTAAAATGTCTTTCAACAGTTTTTCTTGCCACTTTATTGAAAGGGATAGTTCAGGTTCATCAAATAATATAACGAAATCTTCCTTACCTGTTAGATATAGGCTGGCAAATAAAGAAACAATTTGTTTCTCGCCAGATGATAACGACTGTAGTTGAATTTCTTTAGATGAGTCATATTTTGAAACTAAATTTATATGTACGTTTTTTGCATCATAAATAAACTTTTTATCTTTAAAATATGAATTACATACTTTTATAAACAGGTTAATTTTTTCATCATGAATTTTGCTAGATTCGTAAATTTTTAGATACTTTGTTATAAAATAAAGTATAAATTGTTCTTTGTCTGTTAAATCTTCTTTATCTAAAATAATATCTAATTTTTCTAATGTTTTTTTCATAGAAAGAGGTAAGCTGTTCTCAGACCGCTGTAAAATAATTTCTAAATCTTCTCTTTTATTTTTTAAATCAATAGAAGTATACTCAGTAGATAAATTTAGTTCAGAAAGTAAATCTGTGAATAGACTATCCATTACTTTCTGAACACCGTTTATAGTTTCTTTTTTAATTTGATCAGTAATGGTATCGAAAATTTTTTGTACATCTTGCATGCCAAATTTAATAACATTTTTTCCTAAGTCTTTATCGATAACATGTCCTACTTTGTAAGCTTCCTCTTCCACCCTTCTATAGGTTGGAAAATAGAGTAACTCTCCTTTGAATTCTGTGCAAATGGTATCGAAAAAGTCTTGCAAGTTCGGATGACTTGTATATTTTTCATTCTCTAATATTGTAAAAAAATCATCAGCTAAAGGAGTAGCAATATCTTTTGTTTGAAGATAGTTCAGTCGATTGAAAAACCAATCTAAATCGTCTCTTTCAAGACGGCGTACAAAATTTGATATTGGCATTTTTAATTCTCTAGCTACCTCTTTTAAAATAATTTTATCCTGAAGCAACGGATGATTGCGAACAGAATAGTCAGTTTCAAAATCATTTGTTATTTTATCTAACTCATCCCTATATAAGTAATATGTTTTTTCATTTTTTTGAAATTTAATTACATCAAATTCATACTCTTTTAAACCTGCTACATTTCTTTCTAAAATATAATTTAAAATACCTAAAAATGTAGATTTTCCGATACCATTTTCTCCTATTAAAATTAATAAAGGTTTTTCAAAACTAAATTTAATATCTCTATCATCAAATAAACCTTTTATTTCAAAAGAATACAAAATAACCCCTCCTTTTTAATATCTAACATTAGCTTCCTTAAAGTTAATACAAAATTATTATAAGTTAATTAAAGTAATAAAATATAGTTTCTTTTTATTGCTAGGTTTTTTTAAAATTTGCTTTTAGATAAAGCACGAAGTATCGGCTTGATGATTCTACCTATTAAACGTGTAGCTTTAAATATCGAGCTGAAAGCTTTCGTCAAATTTGAACTTTTTTTCATTCCAATGTATACCGTCCTTTAATTGTAGTAATAAATTGATGCTTTTTATTGCTCTTTTTTCTTTACCTAAAATCCTATATTTGATTACCATACCAAGTATATCAGACATGATAAATTTTTTAGGATTAATTTAGTGTATAAGGAAAAATATTCTTTAATAAAGTTGACTTAAGTCAACTTATGGTGTATAATAAGAGTATAAAGAACAGGAGGTGAACAAAGTGGATTGGTTAATAATCTTAGGAACGCTAACAGCAGTCGCAACATTCTTTTCCCAAGTATCAACAGTTGTTAAAAACAGCGTAGATACATACTACAAAATCAAAGAGGAAAAAGAAAAGAGTCGCTCCCGCCAAGAAGTCGACTCCGAATAACACCACAGGGGAGAGCAATCTCCCTTGTAACTAAGATTATAACACATTCCATATAATATGATGAAAAAGTTTATTTGGACGAATATTCCCGTAGTTTTGATTTTAGGATTTATCTTAGCAATACTGGATTATGACAATTTAAACACATGGGGCTATGTCTTAATAGTATTTAGCATAATATCGTTTGTGCTAATGATTGTAAATATAATTACTCTCTATATAAAGGAGAAGAAAAATGTATAACTTTGAATCTAAGGAAGCACTAATAAAATTCGTAAATGATGAAATTGTGAATACTTCAGAGGCATTGGAGATTTTAGAATGTTCGAGGCAGAATTTAAATAAGTTGGTGAAGTCGGGGACGTTAATTCCAATTAAAGAGATGGTTCGAGATCGATTATTTTTTAAAGCGGATATTTTAAATAGGAAAGAGCAGATGAAGAAATGAATCACTTTTAATTTTTAAGAAGTGCTGTGTTTCATTTTTATTGAAATTGGAAACTAAATATCAAAAAAACATAGTATGCAATAAAGGATTATTAGTAATAATGGATAAAGGACGGTTGAATTACATCTAAAATTATACGCAGTTAAATGAGATGATGAATACTATACAATATATTGAGTATTCTTAGCGAGAATTACCCGAATATAGTATTTTATAATAAATAACGTCATATTACAACGAATATAATGCTTTTCTCTGGAATTTTTTATATAATAAAAATAAAGGTAACTCCAACTAATAAGGGGGAGATAGAAGATGACAGCTGTAGCGCAAAGAATAAAAAATATCGATGTATTTGAAGTAGCAAATTATTTTTTAAGCAAAAGCACACCAAACACTGAGTACTCTATTACGCATTTAAAATTACAAAAATTAGTTTATTACGCACAAGGCTGGCATTTGGCATTGAACGATGGTCAGGAATTATTTGAAGAAGATATTCGTGCTTGGGTGCACGGGCCAGTTTGTCCAAAGCTTTATGAGATGTATAATCATCATAAATACTTTGAAATACCACCGGTTAAAATGCCAGAAAGTATCTCAGCAAATACAACAGTTAAAGAAACATTAGATGTTGTATGGGATGCTTATGGTGCTTTTGATGGTAAGTTTTTAGAGGAGCTTACTCATCAAGAATTACCTTGGTTAAAAGCTAGAGAAAATTTGGATCCAGATCAACCTGGAAATGAATTGATTTCTAAAGATGCTATGAAAGTATATTTTAAAGGGATGTTAGCTTCATAACAGGCGAAATTTGCCTGTTATTTTTTTGGGGAGTGATATTTGTTTTGGAATTGAAAGTGAATTTAGAATTTAAATCAGCGCCTATGGAACCATTTCGAAACTCGAATGAACAATTAGAGGAGGGAAAATCAAAAAAAATAGAGAATCAAAAATTCATTCAAAAACTCGAACATGAACATAAAATGTTAAAAATTGGGGCAGTTGCGAAATATAGTTTGTTAGTTTTTCTTATGACTGTAGTTTTAGTTCTTTTGGTAAGTATTTATATTCCGAGTTTATTGTCTAATCATGAAGCTACGTCTAATTTATATGGACTAGGAAAGAATATAACTGATGTATTAAGATTTATATTACCAGTTACAATTACAATATATACCTTTTCATATAGAGAAAGTAAGCAAATAGCACCTTCTAATATGGGAAGCATGAGAGAGAAAAAACAGTTAAATATGTTTATTGTTTTTTCTATATGCACATTTGGTTTAGGAATGATAATTCATTCATTAGGGGTAGCATATAGTTGGCTATTATTGATTTGGTATATGCAAGTAGTGATATCTATTTATTTATTAGCAATGCTCTTGAAAAATTCATTTCAAAATATTAATATAGCAAAACTTTCTGAAGGCACAATCGATTTGACGAATGATAGTGTTAGGAATTTGAAAAAATTAATGATTATTTGGGATGGAGTAGAAGGAAATCAAGCATCACGATTAATAGTAGAGCAGGAAAAAAGGGCCCATGCTCATATTGAAAGTACGTATCAAATTTTAAAGTACATGAATGAAAAAAATATGAATTCGATGTTTGATAAAAATTTAAAAAAACTTGAGGGAACCTTAGGGCTATTTAATAATCCGGATTTTTTTGATATAGATAAAACTGGTAATGTACATATTCAAGATGAAAAAATAGAAATTTATAAAAGGCTATATAAAACAATTTTGAGTAATCAAGTAAAATTGATAGTGGATTTATTTAATGAAAATAAAATGATAAAAGGACAAGAAGCGCTAAGAATCTTAACTAATTCATTGTATCCTAATTTTAAAAATAATGTATTACGTCAGTGTTATAGAAGTGAACTATATCATTTAACATCAAATTTTAAATTGGATGATATACATAAAATTACACCACTTTTAAAAGCGCTAAATCAAATGGAGAAAGAAGAAGTTGAAAAGACATATCAAAATTTAATTATAAGAGCGGTAGAGAGTGGAGATGTAAAATTTTTATGTAGTATTGTTTATCTTGCTACTAAAGAAGAGAGTCAAGACAATGGAGAAGGTACAATTACTGCAAAACAAAAAATTGTTGCTGCAGTTTTAAAAAGAAAAATTATTCAAAAGGATGTTCATTTGATACTGAAAGCAATATTAAAAAGTATAGAATTAGGACATAATACTTGTGCTGGTTTTTTAATTAAATTTTTAGTAACTAGATTTAGAGGTCGAGATATAAAAGTTTCATTATCTAATTTTAGTAAAACTAATGCTAATGTAGTATTAGATTTTACTGAAAATGAACAACAAACAACAGAAGAAACGGATATTCAAAGAATTGATTTTAACTTTAACTCAGAAACATTTGACTATTGTTATTACAAAATGGCAATACTTTTATATGGACAGCAAGTTTTTGCTCAAAAAAATAGTTTACCAGTAAAAAACACCAATTCTTCTAATGAGTATGTTGGGATTGGGAAAGCTATAGATGAATGTGAGTATTTAAAGTATCTATTTGAAAAAATAATTAAGGTAAATTCGAATTATGGATTGCTATTTGTTACACAAGAGGATTTTATGGATTCTTTAAAAAGAAAAATTAATTGGGAGATTTTAAAAAGTAAATCAGAAAGTTGAATTTAATTATTAGTTAAACCGTATTGAGAGCATTAATGTTAGTCTAAATAATTTTAAGGTAATAATATAAAAAAGGCCCTCAAATTAAAGGGGCTTTTTTTATATTATTAATGTTTGAATACCAATAGAGTACGCACCCACAATTCCACCCACAATTCACCCACAAAAATAAAAAGAGTGATGAATCACTATGAAACATCACTTTTATAAAACCTTAATAAATCAACGTTTTTGGCGCGAGTTAAAACTTGATGAATCCAGAGGATATATTCCGCACACAAGTTCACCAATGGGAACGCGATCAATATATGTCTCTATACTAAGAGAGAAAAAAGCCCTGATACTACGGTATCAGGGCTTTTTTCTTTTTTATAAAGTTAACTTCAAGTGGCACAAAATGAAAAGAAACCACAAAACAGCCACTAAAAATCTTCAGTATAAGAGTATCTTAATAATAGGGATGGTAATTTCAATAAACCTTTATTAGAATCGGTTCTTTTTTCAATAAATTGCTAGCGCTAAAAATTTAATAATTTTTTACTGCTTGTACAACGCGACCAATGATTTTTACATCTTCAGCTGAAAGGTCGTAAGTCTGTGGTTCATGGATAGGATCATTACTCAATGGTATTAAAGTAATGATGCTTCCAGATTTTGAGATTTTTTTCACAGTTGCATCATAACCATTGACTTTTACAACAGCAATTTGCCCATTCTCAACATAAGGAGTTTCTTCTACCAGAACATAAGAACCATCAGGGAATTCGAGATTCATGCTAGTGCCTTTTACAGTAAGATAAAAATACTTTTTACGTTTATTTAAAAATGTACTTAGCATTGGTAAATAACCCTCGATATTTTCTTCGGCGAATATAGGTGTACCGGCTGCGACAGAACCAATGATTGGGATATGGATAATGTTTGATTGGTCGTTTTGAATGGTTTCATAAATAGAAACTTCTTCTTTAACTGTATTATCCCCTTTAGTTGTGAGCACCTCTAAATCATCAGTAGTGATCCCTAATCCCTTACAAACTTTTATTACATTATCAACAGATGCTTTACCGATTCCTCTTGATAACATTGATTGCAGTGTTGTGGGAGGGAGCCCGATTTTTTCTGCGAAAGCTCTTTTGCTATATCCAGCTTCTTTTATTAAGCGTGTTACAATCTTTGCTTTTTCCATAAACTTCACCATCCTTCTTATAAAATGTATACGATATTGAGTATGTTTGTTACTATCATAACTTAGCTGAATTTATAAGTAAATAGTGTTTTGTACGATATTGAGTGTATTTCCCTATTATATCATTGACTTTGTACGGAAATGCGTATATATTAAAGTGGAAATAAACGCAATTTCGTATAAAAATTAAGGAGGTGAGCTAATGTATCCGAATCTGCGTGCAGAGATGGCGAGAAAAGGGATTGTAATTACCCAAATCTCTTCGCATCTGAATCTTCGCTACGCAACAGTGTGCGACAAAATTAATGGTAAATTTCGTTTTTATTATGATGAGGCTCTTGAAATTAAGGAAACCTTTTTTCCTGATCATAATTTAGAATATCTTTTTGAATTTGAAGAAAACAAGCCGAATTGTAGTGTGAAAAGAAACCCTACTTTTTTGGAACATAAAATATTGAATTTTTAACTCAATAACGAAATTATTAAGCAAAGCTTTATTGGAGAGTTAAGGAAATATTTTATATTAAATCACATAATTTGAATGTTGAGGATTGGTTAATGCCCAAGAAAACTGGTAAATAATAACAATTGATGCAAGGGTATGTAAATGTAAGGAAGGTAATTGAAAATTAAAGATGAGGAGGAGATCAGAATGGATCACTTAACCGAAGTATTAGTACATAGTGAACTAGTATTTGAAGTTAATGGTGAGGTAGTAACGGATAGTTTGGTAATTGCGAAAACGTTCGGGAAAGATCATTACTACGTTTTGGAGGATATTGTAAAAATATTGTATATGCGGGTGAAGAATTTGCGCAAGGAAATTCTTACGAGTCCACTTATATCAATTCACAGGGTGAGCGCATGTCTAAATACAATTTAACTGAAGAAGCTTTCGTATTACTTGCTATGGGGTATAACTCTAGAGAAGCTGTGCAAACGAAAATAAAATGTATTGAAGAGTTCAAACGGATGAGGAGGTATATACAAAGTCAGAACAAAATACCAAAGGATGCTATGGGAGTCCTAAAGTTAACGTTTGCAGCTTTAGAAGGACATACGCAAGAAATACAAGAGATTAAGACTGAAGTGAAGGGGTTACGAGAAAACGCTCCGCTATACGCCATTGAATGTGACGAAATAACAAAGGCTGTAAAAAGGTTAGGTTTTTTGTTATTGGGGGGTAAAAATTCGAATTCTTATCAGGATAACAGTCTTAGAAAAAAGCTGTATAGCGATATTTATAGTCAATTACATCGAGAGTTTGGTGTGAATAGTTATAAAGCTATTAAACGTAATCATTTGGATAGAGCTATACAAATAATTAATGAAGAATATTCAATTCCAACAGTTTTAAATGAAGAAATTAAAGTTAAAAACTCAGAAATAAATATGGCAGAATTTCAATAGGAGGAAGAAACATGCAACGGAAAATTTTAGTGATTACTGGCAATTTAGTAGGTCTACCAACTGTCAGTGAATTTAAAACAAAAGATGCCGCAAAACAGCAGATTAAAAAGCTTATCCAAAAAGGAATAAGTCCAAATGTTATTCGTATAACACAAGAAATTTCTATGAATATCGAAATTCAAGTTGATGTTGAATTTGAGGAATAAGAAAGATTTAGGAGAAAAAATATGGATAGCATGATGGATTTAAATGAGTACATAAAAAAAGAATCCGTTGCAGCGGATTCTATAAAAAAATATCTCTGAATAAGTATAACATTGAATATCGATTTTGAGAATTTATGAGGTGACTAGTATGGGGATTATTCGAGTGAAAAAAGATAGTAATTATTCCGTCATAAATAATACTGGTTTAAAAGATAAAAGGTTGTCATGGAAGGCAAAAGGAATTTTGGCTTATACACTTACACTACCAGATGATTGGACTTTTCATATTAGTGAATTAGCTCAACATGCAAAGGATGGAGAAGATTCATTACGTACAGGTTTTAAAGAACTAAAAGAATTAGGGTATGTAAAGCGTTATCCCGTTCGTGATGAACATACAAAAAAAATTAAAAGATGGGATACGGAAATTTATGAAACACCACAAAAGAGAATTCCACAAGTGGAAAAGCAAGATGTAGGAAAGCCATATGAGGAAAATCCGACACTACTAAATATCAATAAACTAAATACTAAAATACAAAATACTAATCATGATGATAAGGATAAATTAGAATCTCATATATTATTCGGTAGAGAGTTTAAAAAAAATTATAATTTTTTAAAAGAGAGAGGCATTCCGTTAAGTGAAATTGCATTTACGGAGTTAGGCGATTTTTGTGATTTGTTTAGTAGTGAGTTAATTCAGTATGCAACTAATAAAGCTATTGATGAGAATGCACCAAGATGGAACTACGTTAAAGCTATATTGAGTAATTGGAAGGAGCAAAAAGTTAAAACATTTGCTGATGTGACCGCGCTAGATAGACGTTTCAAAATGAGTAAGAATAAGAAATTTAATGAATCAGGTAGAAATTATTCGACTAGAAAAGAGCTTGTCCCAGATTGGTTATATAAAGATGACGAACACACGAATCAAGAAGTGGAAAGAAAACCCGCGCAGTACACTGAGGAAGAGCGTGAGAGATTAAAAGAGGTATTAAATAAATATAAGTCTTAAGAAAAGATAAAATGGTCGACGACTTTGGTGTTTAAAAATGTATTATCTTAATGCTAAGATTAAATGATTATATTCTTCAAAAATGTTTGATGTATATTAAACATCTTTGAAGATATTCGTGAATGTTTGGAGCAAGTATTAACAATTTGTGATTTCTGTTTGATTATTAATGTCTTACAAGGATTGTTCGAAGGGTGTTTTTCATTATCTATTCAGGAGTTAATTACAGTATTGGAATTCTAAAGAGAAAATGAATTTATAAATAGTAGGAAATGGTTGTGTTTATTAAATGAAAGATGTTCTACAAATAACAAAGATTGAAAAAGCCAATAAGGATATAAGTTTTATTAAATTAGTAGTATTTAAATTTACAAAAAGGAAGTAGGTGAATCGTCAGATGTTTGAATGGCTCAAAGATTATAAGAAGTTAGAAGAAGAAATCGCTTATTTAGAATACAACTTAGACAAATCAAAAGCGGAATTAAAGCGCTGGACTAGTGGGGACTTGCAAAATGTACGATTAACCGCTGAGTCGGAAGGGGCTAAGGTAGAAGACCGGATTGAAGCAATTGAATATGAATTAGCTCATAAGATGAATGAAGAATTTGATTTAAAGCTTTTGATGAATAAGTTTGCAGGACTGGATCATCAAATACTTAAAATGAAATATGTTGATGGAATGACCTTAGAACAAATAGCATTTGAATTGCATTATAGTACAGGCTATATTCGACGCAAACACGCTGAAATAAGAAAAATTGTCAAGTTTTTAGATGGATTTTAATGTTACCTTTTTGTAGGGTACATGCGGTGTACAGAAAGTATTGAAAAAGTGATTTATAGTAGTAATATAAGATTTCGACGAAAGAGCAACTATTTTTATGGTTGCTCTTTTTGTTGTGAAAGAAGGTGAGCAACATGAAGTAATTTTATAGATTAATGGGTATTTGGCTGATAACCATATGTAGTGAGGTAGTAGTTTTTTAGACAAAAATAATAGGAAAATAAGGAGATGTTTAGTAATGAGTATATTAGCTGCTTCAGTTAAAACAAAGAATCTGCCACAACAAGTGTTACGTTGGCAATCAATGGTAGAAAGTGAATGTGCTGCACAAGGTGTTTCGGAATTAGTTCCTTACGTACTTGGAATTATTATGGTGGAAAGTGGAGGGAACTCTGAAACAACACCGGATATTATGCAGTCAAGTGAATCACAAGGATGGGCAATGAATACAATCAAGAATCCTAAAGATTCAGTGTATTACGGAGTAAAGCATTTAAAAGGAGCTTTTGATGATGCAAAGAAAAATGGTATTACAGATTTAAGTGCCATTGTTCAATCATATAATTTTGGACGAGCTTATCTTCGCTGGTTAGCTTCTAACAATAAACAACATTCATTACCGGTGGCAGATCTGTATTCTAAGACGGTTGTTGCGCCATCACTTGGAAATACAACTGGTGCTATGGTTAAATATAGTCATCCTATCGCAGTTGCGTACAATGGTGGTTATCGATATAAAAATGGCGGTAATTTTTTCTACGCTGAAATTGTTAAACAATATGTAGATTTTAATGCAGGCGGTGTTCCACAACCAGAAGGAATTGGGTTCGCGAAGTCAATATACTGGGAAGGCTATGGTATTAACTATCATGATAGACCACATGGCAACTATCAGGGAAACTTTACAACAGCAGCAGAAGTATTATACTGGGGTGCGTACTGGGGAGAAGATAATGATGTGTGGTTAGATTTAGGTAGAAGCCGTTGGGTAAAAGCGGAGCATTATTATTGGAGACCTTTCAAAGCAATATCAAAATACCCAGAAGGATATGGAGTAAACTTTTACGATGGAATTAACGGTTCATATAAAGGCCGTATCACTTCAAAAGAACCCCTTACAGTATTCTTCCGTAAAGAAGGCTGGATTGATATTGGTGGGAATAGTTGGGCACCTGAGGAACACTTTGATATTGTAGATATTCGATAAAAAAACAACTCTACCAAGAGTTGTTTTTTATACGTAAACTGTAATGTAGGAAAGAAGAATTAGTCATATAAAATAATAGTTTTTCAAGAGTCTTTGGTAATCTTAATAATATTTAACTTATGGTTAAAAGAATAATATTTTGATGGTAGATAACAATGGAGAAATTCTCTGTTTTGTTCGTTTTAAGGTTGGAAAACCTACAATATATCTAAAAATAATAAATATAGACAATATAAAATAGAAAGGAAGATTCATATGGCAACATTTATTTATCCAACAAATACAACGAGAGTAACAAGTGGTTTTAGAGGTGACAGACCAGATCATCATGGGGTAGATCTTGCTGAAGCAGGCTATCATCCGATTTATGCAGCGGCTAGTGGGAAAGTTAGTCGTTCGTATTTTTCATCTAGTTACGGTGAATGTATTATGATTGTTCATAATATTAATGGAGTTACATGGGAAACTGTATACGCTCACATGCGAAGTGGTTCTCGTACAGTTAAAGAAGGCGATTCTGTTACACAAGGACAAACAATTGGGGTTATGGGAGAAACGGGACAGGCTTATGGTCAGCACTTACATTTTGAAATGCATAAAGGCGGCTGGAATATTAATAAGAGTAATGCTGTGAATCCATTAGACTACTTGGGGAAAGGTGGCGCTGTTGGTACACCGCAACCAGAAGGAATTGGGTTCGCAAAGTCAATATACTGGGAAGGTTATGGTATTAACTATCATGATAGACCACATGGCAACTATCAGGGAAGCTTTACAACAGCAGCAGAAGTATTATACTGGGGTGCGTACTGGGGAGAAGATAATGATGTGTGGTTAGATTTAGGTAGAAGCCGTTGGGTAAAAGCGGAGCATTATTATTGGAGACCTTTCAAAGCAATATCAAAATATCCAGAAGGATATGGAGTAAACTTTTATGATGGAATTAACGGCTCATACAAAGGACGTATTACTTCAAAAGAACCTCTTACAGTATTCTTCCGTAAAGAAGGCTGGATTGATATCGGTGGGAATAGTTGGGCACCTGAGGAACACTTTGACATTGTAGATATTCGATAAAAAAACAACTCTATTAAGAGTTGTTTTTTTATTCATAAATTTTGATATAGGAAAGAAGAGGAATAGAAATGAAGAAAATTGCAGATTTATCTCATCACAATGGTTCAATAAATTGGGCGGCAGCTAGTAAAGAGCTTGAACTTGCTATTATACGTGTACAGTATGGATCAAGGACAATTGATACACGTTATAAAGAGTATGTACAAGGTTGTAAAGACTATGGTGTCCCATTTGCACACTATGCTTATGGATGTTATGTAAGTGTTCAGGATGCTATTGTAGAAGCGAATGATTTTATGGCGCGCGCTGACAAAGAAGCGAAATTTTTAGTATTAGATGTGGAAGATGATACATTAGCAAGTTGTGGAGCAGTTAACTTAGCGAAAGCTTCACAGGCATTTATTGATACATGCCGTGCAGCTGGCTGGAAAATAGGTCTATATGTATCACATCACATGTATACAAGCTATGGACTAAATACTGTGAATGCGGATTTCCTTTGGATTCCACGTTATGGAAATAAACCAGCCTATAACTGTGATTTATGGCAGTATACGGAAAGTGGTAGTCTTGCGGGCGTATCTGGTAATGTAGATTTAAATTACTTAAACGGAGAAAAATCTCTTGAATGGTTTACAGGTAAAGGTGGCGTTGTTGGTACACCGCAACCAGAAGGGATTGGGTTCGCAAAGTCAATATACTGGGAAGGTTATGGTATTAACTATCATGATAGACCACATGGCAACTATCAGGGGAACTTTACAACAGCAGCAGAAGTATTGTACTGGAATGCGTACTGGGGAGAAGATAATGATGTGTGGTTAGATTTAGGTAGAAGCCGTTGGGTAAAAGCGGAGCATTATTATTGGAGACCTTTCAAAGCAATATCAAAATACCCAGAAGGATATGGAGTAAACTTTTATGATGGAATTAACGGCTCATACAAAGGACGTATTACTTCAAAAGAACCCCTTACAGTATTCTTCCGTAAAGAAGGCTGGATTGATATTGGTGGGAATCGTTGGACACCTGAGGAACACTTTGACATTGTAGATATTCGATAAAAATTCCAGTAGTAACTGTTTTTGTATTTTATAAAGTTATGACATAAAAGATAGCTTTAGCAAGAATTATAAGACAGAGATAGCTATAAGGACATATTGGTGTTAAAAGATGATAAAAGATTAGAGTCACTCGAATGAGTAATTATTTAGATTAGAAAAGGAGTGAGAATAATAGAAGAGCAGATCTTAAATTCAATGATTCAACAAGGAGCATTCGCAGCGTTATTTGTGTGGATGCTTATTACTACACAAAAAAAGAATGAACAGCGCGAAGAACAATATCAAAAAGTTATTGAAAAAAACCAACAAGTCATTGAAGAACAAGCAAAAGCGTTTAGTTCGTTGGCGAAGGATTTATCAGATGTTAAACAAAAAATTTTGGGACATGGTGATATGAAATAAAGCATCATGTTAAACTATTTATTCCGCAAGCAAGTTCACTAATGAGAACGTAATCGAAATACATCTCTATACTAAGAAAAAAAGCCCTGATACTACGATATCAGGGCTTTTTCGTCATTTATCTACAATGAATTGCAGTGAATATTGTCGTAATTTATGAGGTGTAATTAAGAAGTCATTTAACAAGAATAATTTATGTTGACTCGTTCTGTATAAAGAACTAAAATGGCATTAATTAGAAATGTTTGTATATTTAAAAAATAAAACATATTACTTTTATTTCTGTTTTTTTATGGGAATGTCAACTGGAATCTCATTGGTATTAAATGAGGGGGAGAAGTAATGAATAAGGAAATAAATTTAAAAAATCTATTTACTGTTATATGGAAAAGGGTATGGATACTACTGTTGTTTACGACTCTCACAACCGTAGGAGGAGCGATGTATAGTATGTATATGAAAACACCTTTGTATGCCTCCTCAGCAAGGGTTATTGTTCAAGCTAATGCTGAAACGATGAATACATTAAAAGCGATGGTAAATGAGCCTGTAATATTAGAAAAAGTAGCGGCTGAATTAAATATTAACAGATCTGCAGGTGCATTAAGTGGACAAATAAGTATAGAAAGTGTACAAGGCTCTCAGATTATGAGAATAAATGTAGTGGATATTGATCCTGTACTTGCACATAAAATTGCAAATACGACAGCGGCTGTTTATAAGAAAGAAGTAGCAAATATACTAAATTTTAATAATGTGAGTATATTACCAGAAGACCCAGTTCAAAAACATTCGATGCCTATAAATATAAATCACCTTAAGACGATACTAATTGCGTTCTCTGTAGGTATGGTGCTCAGTATCGGTTTTATTTTTTTATTGGATTCATTTGATGATAGAATCAAATCGGAACGACGAATTGAGCAATTGTTAGATGTCCCTGTTTTGGGCGGGATTTCTAAAATGAATAGGAAAAATACGGAAGACAAATTCAGTAAAAAAAATACAGTGGTACTGGGGGATGGAACGGAGTGGCCTACAAAAATAGACGAAAAACAAATAAAGTTAAAGGAGAAAGTATAA